ATCCTCCAGGGTATGTCTCATGCAGAAGTCCTGGAAGAGATGGCCCAAGCCGAAGGCTTTGTTTATCTACCGCTAGGTGGAGATACATGCCCCAGAATGGTGATTGAGGCCCAGCTATTGGGATGTCAGCTTCACACAAATGAAAATGTCCAACATCAATCAGAAGTACCATTCTGTGAAAATAACCTGGAAGAAATTCATGTTTACCTCTATGGCTCAAGGGAGTTATTTTGGAATTGGACATCAACCGATATGGAACATAACCCAAACATCAGCGGTTATACGACGACCTATAATTGTGTTTCCCAGGAATATCCATTTAGAGAAAGTATTGAGAGCATGCTAACGTTTTGTCAGGAAGTTGTAGTAATGGACGGTGGATCAGATGATGGGACTTTTGAAATCTTGACCGAAATGGCCGAACAGCATGATGCCATCAAGGTCTATCAGCATCCGATTGATTTTGATCATAAACGTTTTGCAGTCGAAGATGGTTTACAAAAAGCAAGAGCCAGAGAGAAATGCACTTACGAATTTTGTTGGCAACAAGACAGCGATGAAAGAATTACTGTTACCGCAGCTAATAAGATTAAAGGAATGTGCCAACAATTTCCTCGATTTGTAGATATCGTCGCACTTCCAGTTGTTGAATTTTGGGGTGCAAAAGAAAAGATTAGGATGGATGTAACACCATGGAAGTGGAGGCTCTCGAGAAATCTTCCCCACATAACCCATGGAATTCCAAAAGAGCTCCGCCAGACAGACGAAGATGGTGATGTTTTTTCATTGCCAGGAACTGATGGATGTGATTATGTTAATGCAAAGACGTTTGAACGATTACCTCATGCATCATTTTATACGCAAGATGCACATACTGCTAGAGTAGCTGCACTCCAGGGGAACGAAGATGCATTTAATAATTATTCCGCATGGTTTGAGAGAGTTGTTAATCTAATGCCGTTTGTTTATCATTATAGTTGGGTCGACATTGCTCGGAAAATTCGGACGTATAAGGGTTATTGGCAACAACACTGGGAAAGCCTTTATAACGTAAAGCAGGAAGATACTGCAGAGAATAATATGTTTTTTGATAAGCCGTGGGTAGACGTTACTGATGAAGAGATTACTTCCCTAGCCTCGAGACTAGAAGAAGAACTCGGCGGCCATGTATTTCACTCTAAGGTAGATTGGAATAATCCTAACCCCTATCTGGAAATAACAATAAACGAAGATGAAAATAGTAACCAATGATTATGGCTGCGGAACATCTTCTTCTATTTTAGATTATGGAATTAACGATGTTCTTGTAGTATCAGAAGATAACTGGCAACATTTGTTAGATGCTAATGATGATTTATTTTTTGTCGGCCACGATTTTCTTCTTTACCTTTGGGATACTCAAGAAAAGGTTCATCTCTGGAAACAGTATCCGCATTCAAAGTTGGTTTGGTGTTTTGAGCCTATTGACGCTTTATTTCAAGGTTGGCGTCAAAAAAGCCATTATGCAATAGCACAGGCTATTCAATTTGCAGATGAGATTTTTTCATGCCATGAGCCAGATGCAGACAATTATGGTTTACGGTGGCTTCCGCAGTGGGCTAGTCCTAAATTTTTCGAACATAAGAACCAAAGAATAACCCAGGATAATAAGATTTTATTTAGCGGTCAGGCAGGTAAGCCGGAATATAAGATAAGAAATGATTTGCTAGGTGCGATGCAGTCATCTAACGACTTCAAGGATAGACTGATCATTTCCAATGTAAATCGAGACCTTCCATGGTATGATTATATTACGAACATGTTGTCCTATGAGTTCATTTTAAATCCGTACGGTATTTTGAATGCATTCAATACTAGGGCTTATGAGGTCTTGTATTCTGGTCGTGTGCTTTTGCAGCAGACTCCCTGCGAATATAAGCGTCATTTTGAATTATTACATGGTCATGATAACGTAATAACCTTTAAGGATTTTGCGGAGCTAGAAGAGAAGCTAAAAACATTTGAACCCAAAAATGTTTTGCCTGACATTTTTTATGCAGATAATAACATTTATTCTCGGTTTCAGTCGATCGGGATTGACATAACATAGGAAATAAAATGAACCTAACAAAGAAGCAAGTAGAAGAAAACTGGGGAGAGTTAGCTCGTAAACTTCCTTTGGTTTGCGGTCTAAAGACGCTAAATTCTGAATTAACGATTTATGCAGTATTACAACAAGCGTGTCATCAATTTGACTATGTTGTTATTACTGATGATGGCTCTACAGACGGAACTTTTGAAATGGTTAAAAAGTGCGTAAGCGATTTTAATATTAAGAACCTGATGGCTGTTGATGTTTCTGAGTTTGACCCTTGGCCAGATCAAGAGATTGAGAAGAAGGAGGGGGATCACCACATTACTCGGCCTGCCGGCCAAACCCACGCTAAGGCTCAGTTGAAAAACTATCAGGTAGTACAGCAGGCGGCTCCGGAGAGTATTTATGTTAGCCTTGAAGATGATGTGGTTTTGTTTGACAACATTAGGAGTAGAATCTATAATAGGATTGTTCAATGGAAGGAACCGTTTACGGATACAGAATTTTTTAATGTTACATCAATTATCGATAGAGAACATACAATCGAGGCACTTCATAATTACGAGCCAGGTATTCCAATTCCTGGCATGAACTTTAGACGTCTTCATGATAATGCTGGAGATTATACTTTGGCTGCTTGGTGGACAGGTGGCGAGATTCACGTCGGCCCTGATCCAAATTATCCTTTCGGAGCTTGTTTATATCCGTGGTTAGAAAAAAATCAATGTGGAAAGAAAGGCCAATGTAACGATAAGCCGTTTGGGTTTCATTTTATGAGTTATAGAACATCGAAAGATGGATACGAGTATGACGATAGACTAAAGGTCGGAATAAAAAAATTCGCTGAACTAGACGACCCCGACATTGATCTTGGTGTTCTTGACCGAGTATGGTTTCCCCAAGAGATGTATTTAGATAAATCCGGAGACAAATGGTATCAAAGGATTAGAAAATGAAGATCCCAGTTTGCAGTGTTGCAACCCAAAAAACATTAGGTGAATTTCTTCTTTTAAAGTTTTCGTTTGAACAGTATCACGAGGCTGAATGGTATGTCTCAACAGATGAATCAACAACTGAAGCTTTAAAAGATTTTGATAATGTCCATACTTTAAATCTCGTAAAGACCGATGACTGCAGCCACGGCATAGATGACCCAGTTAAAAACAGACTATTTCTCGAATTAATTATGACCAAGTTCGATGCGATGGAGGCTGCTATCAAAGATTATGGCGTTGCTTTATTTTTAGATTCCGATATCTTTTTTACGAATCCGCTAGAACAAAGATTTATTAATTTGTTATTTGATGAGTCTATCGATGCTATCTTAAGTCCGCATATGACAAATAATCTAGCCCTCGAAGCTCAGGTCGGCCATTATAATGTCGGATTCTGGGCTGCTCGGAATAAGGAATATCTGGACCTCCATAGAAGTATGTCGTGGCAACATAAAGAGCTCGGGCTGTATTATGAACAACAGCCACTCCAGTTTACTTCGTATCATTTTATGACTGTAAATTCTCCAATTTATTATAATATAGGCTGGTGGCGTTTTAATGAAAAACATAATCGAGATAGACTTCAGTGGCTAACAGCCAAAGATGATGTTATTATGTTACGAAATAATCCTGCGATTTGTTTTCATGCCCATACATTAAAAGATTTGGATTATGAAAATTTTGGGAATTTCTTGGTTGGCCACATTTTTCAAATGATGTCTAATTGCAACAACGGAAAGTATAAAGAATTTCTTGACTTTTATGAATCACTAAGGAGCTAAGGTGGAAAATATTTGTTTAGTAACCCCTCCATCGCCTTTTCTATTAGACGAACGGGTATTTATGCATATAGGGATTTTAAAGGTGGCTTCCTCTCTGGAGTCTGCAGGCCATCATGTAGATTTTTTAGATTTAAGTGGCATCGAGAATTTTTTAAAAGTTATTGAAGACTACTGTAAGATTAACCCGATTACCGTTTTTGGAATTACGGCCTCTACTCCGCAGGTTCCATTTGCAGTTCAGATAGCTGCGGTCATCCGAAAAGTTTCTCCTTCGGCCAAAATAATCTTGGGTGGACCACATGTAACGTTAATGAATACTGCATCTAAGAGAGAGATTAAGAAGGGTCTGGATAAGAGTGATAGAGCTACAAAAGATGTTGATAAACTTGCTGAGATTTTTGATGTATTAGTTTGTGGTGATGGAGAATTAACAATATTCCAGGCTTTAAAAATTGAGTCTGGTATTATCGATGCTGATGATAGAAAGTCTCCGTATTTTCTGTCAAATGCTGATTTTTCGACCCTTCCATTTCCGGCTAGACATTTGGTCGATGTAGATTCTTATCATTATTCTATCGAGGGTCATCGAGCGACAAGCTTGATAGCCCAACTTGGTTGTCCATTTAAGTGTGCTTTTTGTAGCGGCCGTAATTCTCCATTTCTAAGAAAGATTAGGCAAAGAAGCTCAGATTCAATTATCGATGAATTAAGGCTTCTTCACAAAGAATATGGTTTTACAGGGTTTATGTTTTATGACGATGAACTCAATGTCAACAAAGGGTTAATAGATCTTCTTAACAAAATAACAGATCTCCAGGATGAAGTTGGAGCAGAGTTCAGGTTGCGTGGTTTTGTAAAAGCCGAACTGTTCAATGATGCTCAGGCTGAAGCTATGTATAGAGCTGGTTTCCGATGGTTATTAACTGGATTTGAATCTGGCGACGAAAGAATCTTAAAAAACATCCAGAAGATGGCTTCTCGAGATGACAATACTCGAGCTGTTGAAACAGCTAAACGTCATAACCTTAAAGTCAAGGCGCTGATGTCTATAGGTCATGCTGGAGAAAGTCTGCAATCAATTGAGAATACAAAAAATTGGTTGTTAGAAGTAGAGCCAGAAGAATTTGACTGTACAATCATAACGACTTATCCAGGTTCACCTTACTTTGATGATGCGATAATGAAAGATGGAATTTACGTCTATACGTCTAATTTAACAGGTGACAAACTATATCAGTCTAGTATTGATTATTTGTCAGAGTTGGATTATTATAAGGGAGATCCTGAAGGCGGGTATATTTCTTATGTTTGGACGGACCATCTACAACCAGATCAGCTTGTGATTGCCCGCGACGCTTTAGAGAAGGAAGTCCGGGAGAAATTAAAAATTCCATTCAATCCAGCCCGCCCTGGGATAAAATATGAACACTCGATGGGAATGGGTAATGTTAAGATACCAGATCACATATTAAGGCGCTCAAGGAAAGTACAGCCATGAAAATAGCTATTTTAAATACATACCTTCTTGAAGGGTCGATCAAAACAGAATCAGAATTCGGAGATCCGGATGAAACAACCATTGGTTGTGGTAGCAGCTTAAGAGATAGTCTTAGGGCCTTAGGCCACGAAGTAGATACTTTTGCGTTATACGATGGGGAAGACTCTACAGGGATGCATCGATGTATTAACGCTATTAAAAACGGTTATAAGCCGGATTGTGTTTTTCTTATGCATGCAGGCACACTAAGACAGAATCTTACAGAATTATGGGATCGCTCTAATTTTGGAGGGATTCCTATTATTGCTGAAGGGGGAGATGAGTGGCAGTGCTTCGGTTGGAATTTCGCCCACAATAGAAATTCTGACTTTGTTTTAACACTAGACAACCAATGCGTCGAGTGGTATGATAGGAAAGGCGTAAAGGCCACTTGGTTCCCCGTATGGGCAGATGAACGTGTATTTTTTTATGATGGTACTGAAAAGACATTAGGCGTATCAACCACCGCTGTTCCAACCGATGCTCGCAATGCCCGCGGTTTCTTAGCTCTAAATGACCATATCGCTCATAAATTTGGCGACGATTTTCAGAATCCTATGAGAGAAAGGCAGGGTATGAGTTACATTCCCATGATGGAAAACGGTAATCTTTTTCGCAAATCAAAAATAGTTTTTCAGTTTTCATCTGCTGGAGAATTTACTAGGCGAATTGTCGAAGCTGCCGCATGCAATGCTTTAGTTATTACTGATGCTGTTCATCCAATTAGAAACCTAGATTCGCTATTTGTTGAAAACGAAGACATTGTTTACTATAGTAGCCTCGATGAATGTTTGGAAAAAATTGAATTCTATCTGAATAATGACCAGGAAAGAATTAGGGTCGCAAACAACATGCATGAAAAAATAATGAAAAACCACACCGGACTCGCGAGAGCCAAGGATTTCATTCGGCATATTAACGCTTTCCTTGGTAATTAAATGACAGATTATCAGCGGTATCTATTTGAGCTTTTTGAACCTTTCTTAATAGAGAGAAACGAGGCGCCTTATCCTCCGTGCCATGAAGGTGAATATCTAGAAGAGTATTTTGTTCGAAGTTTTCAAGAAAACAACGAATCGACTGACAGGTTTTTCATTCCGGTTCATTGGACTGCCGTCTTTAATTTTAAAGTCAAAGATGGATTGCATCCGAACTCTGAGAATTGGAAATTAAGGCAACAGCTATTTACTACGCTAAAGAGTCTTGATTCAAATAAAAAATACTTTACTGTATCAACTCATGACGACGCTCCTCAAGGGGAATTTCCGTATGATGTAAAGCATTTTTACGCTGGTGGGCGATCTGAAGCAGAAAATACATTTCCGATTCCTGTTATTTGGTCAGGCTATAAGGATTTCAATGATACGCAAAAAATGATTTTCTGTTCTTTTGTTGGTTCTGTTACACACGAAATTAGGCCAAAATTATTAACGGAACTTGATGGTAAAGATGGGTATTTTATTCGGGCATTTCATTGGCAACAAGATGTACCCGAAGATAGAAAAAACTTTTTCAAGGCAGTTTTAGAACAGTCTAGGTTTACTCTTTGCCCCCGCGGCTATGGCGCAACAAGCTATAGGATGTACGAAGCAATTCAAGTAGGTTCAATCCCCGTATATGTTTCAGATAAATTTGTTTTTGCATGGGAAGACGAGTTAGACTGGTCCGAATTTTGTGTTATTGTCCCAGAAAACGAGATTTCTGAAATTGACAATGTTTTAAAGGGGTTTACAGAGACCCAAATAAGAAAGATGCAGGCTCGTCTGAAGGAAGTTTATCCGTTGTACTTTACTATCCCTGCAGCGTATAATCAAATAATAAAGAGGTTAAAATGAAAAAAGTTTTGTTCGTAATGGCTGAATATCCTGATTGGCGTCAGCAGTTTTTTGAAAAATACATGTCGCCAAAAAATAAGGCCTATGCAGAAAAACACGGTTTTGAATATATTGAAATGAGAAAACTCCCCCGAGAGCCAGATGGAACATTTTATCGTAGCAATCCAACTTGGCTTAAACACAAGGTTGTACATGACTGGATTCAGGAGGGCTTTCTTGAAGATGGAGACATCGTTTCTCATATTGATGCAGATATTTGTATTTTTAATGATACAGAGTCTTTTGAACCTGCCCCGGGGAAATCTTTTGGTTACGCTATAGATTCGTGTAACTCTCATTGCATGGGGGCCTATACTATTAGGGTTAATGATTGGTCTAGGGAAATGCTTCGTCACATGTTAGATGATGAGTTTTATGGAAGAATGAAGAATGACCACCATTGGAAATCTTTTCGAGAGCAAGCGGCTTGGTATACAATGACCGGAACGATTTATCACTCTTGGGTTCCGTTTAGCGATATGCCCAATTATGGATTTCATTCCTCGCCGACACGAGAACTAAAGTATACGTTAGAAGAATTAGAAGAAAACGTCCAGGTCTTTCCAACAGAATGGAATGTGACACACATCGCTGGAGAGGGCTTTAATGACTATTTTATGATCCCAACGGTTAGACAAAAAACTGTTTTTCGCCATTTTGCAGGTGGCCAACGTTGGCAGTCAGAATATTTTACAGGCCAACAGCGTCAACCCAATTTAGATCCGGCTCACCTCGGAACACGCGCGCAGGCTGAGGAATACGAAACAAATGAAATCTAAGTTAAAAGTTAATTTTGAGAATTTCTGGGGAGATTTTCATAAAAAAGACAATTATTTCTATAATCTTTTATCTCAAAAGTTTGATGTAGAGATCAGCGATAGTCCTGATCTTTTAATTTTTAGCTATGATTATACAGGTCGGAGAGCAGATAGAAACTATGACCCAAGCAAAGTGGTAAAGGTCTTCTTTGGATGTGAGAATGTTCTTCCTGATTTTAATGACTGCCATGCTGCGCTAAGCCAGAAGTATATTGATAGTGATAATCATTTTCGACTTCCGCTCTGGACACAATACGTCAATTGGTTTGGCACGAGACCGATGGTTTCCAACAGGGATCAATGTTATTTGATTGACCCAAATTCCCTGTTAGAGAAAAGATTTGATCCAGATGCATTATTGCGGCAGAAAACTAATTTCTGTAATTTTTTATATACTCAACCCCGAGGTTTGAGAATGACTTTCATGGATTATTTTCATGGATACAAAAAGATAGATTCTGCTGGCAAGCTACATAACAACATGGGTGGGATTATTCAGGGCCGAAGTGACCATATCTTTAAGATTCTTTGGCAAGAGAGCTATAAGTTTACGGCATCCCTTGAAAACGATTTGGATCCTGGATGGACTACAGAGAAGCTCCTTCACCCGATGTCTACCTTGAGTTTACCAATTTATTGGGGTAACGAAAAGGTTGCTGACGAATTTAATACCGAGAGCTTCATTAACATCCATGATTACGATAGCATGGAACAAGTAGTCCAAAGAGTAATCGAGATTGATAACAACAATGATCTTTATTTAGAGATAATGTCTAGACCGTGGTTTAAAAATAGTGAATTTCCTGCTCATGTCTCTCCACCGGCCGTTTTAGAGTTTTTTGAAAAAACACTGGATAAAGGATGTTAGATTTATCAAAAATCAAAACCTATGTGCTTCATTATACAAAGCTGACCGGTCGACGGGCCTACATGGAAAAACTAGTTTCTGCTCTAAGGCTTGATGCCACATGGATTACAGAGCTAGATCAGGAGGAAATGCATGGAGACATACTCGAACATTATCACAAACCGTCTGAAGCTGACTGGAACAATAAGGTAGGTGCTTTATGGGATCTTACCGAACATCCACAACGACCACTAAAACCTGCTGAGATTTCATTAACAGCCAAGCATGTTGAAGCCATGAGAAGAATCTCTGAAGATGATAATGATTTCGGCCTTATTTTAGAGGACGATGTACTTTTGGCAATGGATTTCCAAAATTTACTAAACAAGTATTTTTCTGAAACCCCAGAAGATTGGGATGTAATTTTTATGGGAGACGGATACGGAATTCGTGTTCCACAAAATAAAATTGAGGAAGGAAAAGTCGTGTATTTAGCCGATCACCCAGCTTCTCGGTGTACTGAGGCTATGCTAGTTAAAAAATCGGCTGCAAAAAAACTATATGATTCTATGCGTCCATTTACGTTGGTTTGCGACTGGGAATACGGCTGGCAATTTTATCACTTAGACCTTAAGGTCTATTGGTTCGAGCCCGCAATTATTACGCAGGCATCCCACGCATTAGATTTAGGTACAATTCCTGATATACCAGAGCATTTTAGATCAACGTTAAGATAAAGGAAAAAAAATGAAAGTAGCATTCCACTCAAACCAATTGTGTATTAGAGGAACAAGTGTTCAAATGTTTGATTATGCAGTTCATAACGAAGAAATTTTGGGTAATGAGTCAATTATAATTTATGATGAGGCCTGGGGAGAATGGAATCAGCCATTAGGGATTTCCAAATTTAAAGAAAGATTTCCGGTATTTTCATATTGTTCTGGTGACTTACAGACTGCAGCCAACGACCGGGATTTTTCTGGGGCAGAACAAATTTTGACCGATCAGAATGTCGATGTAATGTACATGATAAAAGGCGGTGATTGGGATGGAAAAGTCTCCAAGAACGTAAAGACATGCGTTCACGCAATTGGTTATAAGACTCAGCCCCACGGAGATGTTTATGTTTATGGCGCTCCTTGGTGTGCAGAAAAGAGTGGCGAAGGAAAATTTGACTGGCTGCCCCCTATGTATTGCGGTCCAACAGAAGCAAAAGAGAATATTCGGGAAAAACTAGGGATCCCGGAAGACGCAGTTGTTTTCGGTCGCCACGGCGGGAAAGATCAATTTGACATTAGTGTAGCCCATAAGGTAATAGAGCTCATCGTTCAGGCCCGACCCGACATTTATTTTTTGCTATTAAACACGAACAAGTTTTGCCCCGATCATCCGCAAGTTATCCACTTAGATCCCACTTATGATCTTCAGGAAAAGGCTGATTTTATTATTGCATGTGATGCAATGATCCATGCTAGACAAATGGGAGAAATCTATAGTTTATCAATGGGCGAATTTCTTTATCATGGGAAACCAATTATTTCTTGGCCAGGCGGCTGGGACGATGGACATATTCACATGCTGGCTGAAAAAGGTTTGTGGTATGAAGATGCAAATCAACTATATAAACATTTGTTTACGTTCAACCGAAAAGAACAAGATCCGGAATATTGGAAGGACATAATCTCAGATTGTACACCTGAAAAAGTTATGCAAAAATTTAAAGAGCTATTTCTTGATTAGGAGTCAAAATGAAAATTGTAGCAATGATCCCAGCCAGATTAGGATCTACAAGGGTTTCTAATAAAAACCTGAGAATGATAGATGGCAAACCTTTAATTGCATTTATTCTAGAGGCCGTTATTGCCTCTGGAATGTTTGCCTTAGAAGACATTTACATAAATTCAGAAGCATCGATTTTCGGAACCATTGCAGACTCTTATGGTGTGCAGTTCTATAAAAGGGATGCATGGTTATCTTCAGACGAGGCAACTAATGACGATTTTGCTTTAGATTTTATGGATCATATTCATGCGGACATTACGTTTCAATTTTTAGCAACATCCCCGTTTATAACACCTGATGATGTCTCTAATTTTGTAAACAGAATGATCGAGTTAGATCTTGATACGTTAATTTCTGTTAAAGCTGAAAAAATAGAGTGCGTCTTTAATGATACGCCGATTAATTTTGAACAAAACAAACAGACTCCGCCATCTCAATTATTGACCCCTGTTCACGCATATGCATGCGGAATGATGGGGTGGAGATCTTCTAAATTTATTGAAAACATGGAGAACTATGGAGCCGCGTATCATGGTGGCGATGGCGAAACTGATTTCTTTGAGTTACATGGATATGCCACAGTCGATATTGATACAGAGGATGATTTTATGTTAGCTGAAGCAGTTAATACGTCCATGTCGTTACCGGCCCAAAAACCAACATATTATCGGCCAGATACTGACCCATTCGTAAATTATGAGGTGCATGTTCCAGAAATCTTGGATAAAGATGGCGTCCAAGGCCGAAATTTTGAGTTAGAAAACCAAACAATTGTAAACGCCGTCGAGATAATTTCCAGTACCGATTCAGATTCATGGATTAGGAGAATTGTTAATACTGAGAACAACAGTTGCTGTCTTATTTCCCAACAGCCAGGACAAGGCAATCGACGTCATTTCCATCCAAGTTGGAATGAATGGTGGTATATCGTTGATGGAGAATGGGATTTTGAAATTGCGGATCAGCATTTTACGATAAAAAAGGACGACATCGTCTTCATTCCAAAGAATACGTGGCATAAAATTACAGCAATAGGAAACAAACCAGCGGTTAGGTTAGCTGTAAGCCGCGAAGACGTAAAGCATGGATATGATACAAGAAAATGATAAAAACAGCGGCAATATCCAGTTTTCCGATTAGGATAAACTTTAACAAAAGTCGTGGAAATTTCCTTTATGATGACGAAACAGACCGAGAATATTTAGATTTTTTTGGAATGTATTCTTCTCTTCCGCTAGGGTATAACCACCCGCATTTGCTAACAAAAGAATTTCAGCAAGAGATCTTAGAGGTATCACAATTCAGGGTATGTAACTGTAGGATAGACTCAAAACAAAAAAAAGAGTTTCTAGATAGTTTTGTTGAGTTTGCTGTCCCAAAAGAATTTTCAGCAATTCATTTTTCTTGTACTGGCGGTCTTGCAGTAGAGCACGCGTGTAAAACTGCAATGTTTCACACAAAAAAGAATAAGTTGATCCTAGGTGAAGACGCAGAGTATTTGTCTATTGTGAGTTTTAAAAATGGGTTTCATGGAATAACTTCGTTTGGAAATTTCACTACAAGTAAAACGGGTATCCCTGGTGATAGACTTTCAGGTTTTCCTGATTTATACTGGCCGAGGGTCTCTACGTCGCTAGATTTGAGAGAGCTTTTCAAGGCAGACCAGTGGAATGATATAGCAGGTGTAATCATTGAACCTATCCAGTGTACGTTTGGTGACGTACATATTTCTATTGATGAGTTAAACCAAATACGAAACATTACTGAAGAACATGGGGTACCTTTGATTTTTGACGAGGTCCAAACTGGGTTTTGCGCCACCGGCCATAAGTGGTTTTTTAATAAATTAAGCTGGGTACCAGACATCGTAGTATTCGGAAAGAAGTCCCAGGTTTGCGGAATAATGGTTAAACGCGGCTTTGATTCTATATTTGAAAATCCGGAAGCAGGTCGTTTATGTATAACGTTCGACGGCGATTTAACCGATATGGTTAGGTGTAAACACATAATAAAGGCAATTACCGATTTAGGGCTTATTGAAAATGTTAACCAAAGATCTGAGCAGTTTATTTCAGCTTTAGTCAATGAACCTAAAATAAAAAACCTTCGTTCAGCAGGCGTTATCATAGGTTTTGATCTAAAAAATAAGGAAATTCGGGATACATTTGTTAACAATCTGTATAAAATTGGCATGATTGTTAATTCTACTGGAGAGAAATCGGTAAGACTCCGGCCTTCCTTAAGCGTCTCTTCAAGCGAAATTTCCCTCGCAATACGGCTAATAAAGGAGGCCCTAAATGAAAATTGATTTTGAAAACATTGAACAACGATGCCGCGATGCAATCGCGTCTAAGGACTACGGTCTATTAAAAGACAAAGTTACTAAAGCAAAGAAAATTTTTCTTTTAGGCAACGGTGGTCTTCATTATGTTGCCAGCCACATGGCAACAGATTTATCCAGGCTAATCCCAGATAAATCAGTATATTCTTTTGACAGCGTTGGTTTTATTACTTCAAACGCAAACGATCATGGTTTTGAACACTTGTTTGTTAGGTGGCTAGAGACGATTGCGTTAGTAGAAAATCCGGCCGATTGCTTAATAATTGGGATGTCTTGCTCTGGAAATTCATCCAATGTTATAAATGCCTTACATTGGGCAGACGATCGTGAAATTGATACTTTCATGGTTTCTGGACAAAAATCAGAGATCTTAAGGTCTGAAATCGATGAGATGAGCTACGAATGTGAGTACTTTCATACAGTTGAGGTAATGTGTATGATAGTATTCTACGACCTAATTCATCAAACCGATAACAAGTGCCCATCGATTAGAGGCGAAAAGAATCGGCTCAAGGGTTCTTCTTTAAGGGGCCTTGAATAGGATTTAATTTGCAGATAAACTTTAAAAACAAGACTGTTCTTATAACTGGCGGTACTCGTGGTATCGGCCGGTCTTTAGTTGATTTATTCATTTCACTTGATGCGAATGTTATCTATACTGGTTGTGGAGATTTGCAGCAGCCTCTCTCCCCTGATACGATTTATTATCAGGTAGATTTTTCAGTAAAGAAATCCATTGATAAATTTGTTAAAAATATTGAAAATAAGGACGTTGATATTTTAATCAACAACGCTGGAATAAACGCCATAAACCCGATAGGCGACTTTAGAGATTCGGATTGGGATGAGATCATGGCCGTTAATTTAACAGCTCCTTATAAAATAACAAAAGCCGTATCGGGTTACATGAAGGCTAATGGCGGCGGTAAAATTGTGAACATTTCTTCAATCTATGGACTAGTTGGAAAGTCTCATAGGGCAGGATATAGCGCAAGTAAATTTGGGATTAGGGGATTAACAGCTGCCGTTGCTGCAGAATTAGCAGAACATAACATCCTGGTTAATACAGTTGCGCCAGGGTTTACATTGACTGATTTGACGACAGAAATCTTAGGCGTCGATGGAATTGAGCGAGTTTCAAGCACAATTCCGATGGGTCGTTTAGCACAGCCCGAAGAAATCGCTAAAGCCATTATTTTTCTTGTTAGCGACTTAAACACCTACATTTCTGGCCAAACACTTACTGTTGATGGCGGTTTTGTCAATGTATAAGCCGCTAGAAGTTCAGTCCTATAGAGGAAAATATTCAGTATCTTTTGTTGGTACTGTCACCGGCCTTTCGAAAATTGAAGGAGACTGTTTTTTGCTTATAGATAAAAACGTAAACAGCCTATACCCAGAATTTTCAAATAGTTTCCAGAACAGGGTCATTGAGATCTATCCAGACGAAAGAAGCAAGTCGCTTGGCTATTGTGCGGAAATCATCGATCGGCTTATAGAGATGGGTATAAAAAAATCTAGCAAAATAGTTGCAGTTGGGGGAGGGATAACGCAAGATATTTCTGGTTTTATTTCTTCTATAATTTACCGCGGTATTGATTGGGTTTTTTTCCCAACAACCTTACTGGCTCAGGCCGATAGCTGCATTGGTAGTAAAACTTCAATTAATTTTGATGGAGCAAAAAACCTATTAGGCACGTTTTATCCACCGTCTCAGATCTACTGTTGTTTGGAGTTTTTGCATACGTTGGATGCTGAAGACATTAAGTCTGGGATTGGTGAAATTATTCATTATTATATTCCCGAAAACCTAACTTACGTTGAGGCGTTAATGGCGAATTATAAAAAAATCCTCCAGCATCCAACTCGACCACACCTAATACCCCACGTTTATAGAAGCCTTCAGATAAAAAAGAAAATGGTTGAACTTGATGAATTTGATTCCGGCCCTCGTCGTTTATTCAATTACGGGCATACATTCGGACATGCAATAGAAACAGTTAGCGATTTTAAAATTCCGCATGGACAGGCCGTTACAATGGGAATTGGTTTAGCAAACTATGTTTCATGGAAAAAAGGATTATTATATCCTCAACAAAAGAACCTAATCCAAAAGCTTATTGAAGAAAACATGCCCGATTTTTTAATCGATGAGACAAATGTCGATGATTTTATGACCGCGCTTAAGAAGGATAAAAAGAACGGCCCGGGTAACATTACTTGTATTTTGTTGGACTGTACATTTAGGCTCCAACAGTTTATAATAGAAGATATAGATGGGCTGCGAACTATAATTCTGGCTTATTTCGATAAGAGGAAAACATGAGAGCAGCACTTCTTTTCTCCGGTCAGCCTAGATTCATTAAGGATAGCTGGCCGTTATTTGAACAGAATTTGTTAGATCAAGACGTAGATGTGGACGTTTTTGCTTTTTTCTGGTGGGATAAATCCAAGATAGGCGAGTATCAAACTGACTTCTCAATTAGAAAAGATGACCCAAGGAAGTGGACGAAATGGGAGGCTGACTCTCTGGAAGTTTTTCTTGATTATTACGCCCCGTTAAGAGTGGTTACTGAAAAAGAGTTCGACTATGAATCAATGAACCCAGATGTTTATAATACCCCGTTTGCTAGAGAAACAATCTCTATGTATAATTCGTATTATCGAGTTTCCCAAATAAAACAAGAACATGAAAATAAGAATGGTTTTAAATACGACTGGGTTATCAGAACGAGGCCGGATTTTGGGTTAAATAAGCCCATAAGGTTTCAAGAACTAGATAATTCTAAACTTTATGTTGTAGACGGATCTATTCCGACAATAGACAATAGAGCATTTGATTGTAATTTTGCTTTTGGTAATAGTGAAAACATGGACACTTATTGTGACTTATTTAACAATCTTGAAGACTATGTTTTAAACAAGTGCGCAGGCCCTGTTGTTGGAGAGCCTCTGCTATTTCATCACCTTTACAATAATGGATTTGAATCTCCAAGGTTAATCAATACTAGCCTACCTAGTCCCAGTGCAAGAGAAAGCAATAAGAGAAATCTTTCTGCTGGGTACCGTTCTCATAAAATCCCGATCATGATCGATCAAGAATTTTTAAAATATGGCGGATCTACCGGTTCAAAAAAGGGGGCAGGCGACTGCTGGATTATCCGTATTTCTGATTTGGAGTAATAATGATAAGGTTAGTTGAGGATACGATTGACAATAATGACATAGACGACCTCATTAAGTGGTTGCAAACTTATCCGAGGCTTACTAAAGGTCCGATGACGGTAGAGTTTGAGAAGAAATGGGCTAAATATATGGGGGTTGCGGAATCAGTTTTTGTAAATTCTGGATCTTCTGCAAACCTTGTAATGCTCCAAGTTCTACTAGAATCTGGCCGTATTAAAAAGGGCGATGCAGTTGTAGTCCCAGCCCTTGCCTGGGCTACCGATCTCTCCCCTGTCGTTCAGCTTGGTTTAGAACCTGTTCTGTGTGACTGTAATTTAGAAGATTTGTCGATAGATTTACAGCACTTTGAAAACATTTGCAAAATACACGATGTAGCTGCAATCATGTTTGTTTCCGTATTGGGTCTCGTACCAAACATGGAAACGTTGGGAGACCTGTGCTCTAAGCACAATGTTTATCTACTAGAGGATACATGCGAATCCTTCGGTTCTAAATTCCAGAATATGAAATTAGGGACATTTGGGATTATGTCAACTTTTTCAACTTATTTTGGGCACCACCTATCAACGATTGAAGGAGGCATAATTTGCACAGACGATCCAGAGATTGCCGATTATGCTAGGTGCATTCGTAACCATGGTTGGGATAGAGACTTTACCGATGAGAAAAAGCTACAGCTCCGTGAAACATGGGGGGTTAGCGAATTCGATTCATTGTATACATTCTATATGCATGGATTTAACGTAAGGTCAACTGATTTACAGGCCTTCATCGGCCTTGGCCAACTAGATAAAGCGGATGATATTAACGCTCGCCGAGAAGCAAATTTTAGACTGTATCAGGATCAGGTAAAAAATTCGTACTGGAAGCCACTTTATCGGCCTGGCAGTTATGTCTCTAGTTTTGCTTATCCCGTTATTCATCCGAAAAGAGATGCTATCGTATCCGCGCTTCAATCGGCCGACGTTGAGGTAAGGCCGATGATTTGCCGATCTATGGGCGTTCAACCGTTTTATGTAAAGCACTATGGAAAAAGGGTCTTAAAAAATGCTGATGTAGTTGATAAATTTGGGCTGTATGTCCCTAATCACCCTAGTATGAAAGAGAGCTCTATTGCTGAAGTGGCTTCAATAATCAACAAAGTAATTGGAGAAAAATAATGAAAATACTTGTAACTGGAGGCACAGGGATGGTTGGGCAAGGTTTTACAAGGTTGGAAACCGACCATGAATTAATTTTATATGGATCAAACCAGTATGACTTGAGGGATGAGGATCAAGTTGATGACATGTTTTATCGTAATCAGGTTGATGCAGTTATCCATTTAGCCGCAAAAGTTGGCGGAGTAAAAGGGAACTCTGATTACATAGCAGATTTTTTCCACGACAACATTATAATGAATACAAATTTGCTCAACGCTGCGAAAAACTATAAGATACCGAAAGTCTTGTCTTTATTATCTACATGTGTATACCCCGATGATGTAACGTATCCGTTGACGGAAGACCAGATACACAGTGGTGAACCGCATAAAAGTAACTTTGGTTACGCGTATGCCAAGAGAATGTTAGACGTCTATTCTAGGGCGCTTCGGCAGCAATACGCGTGCAATTTTATAACCGCAATCCCAAACAATATTTACGGACCTGGTGATAATTTTCATCTAGACTATGGCCACGTTATCCCGGCGATTATCAGAAAAGTCTGGGAAGCAAAACATAATGATAGGCCGGCAGTATTATGGGCCACCGGTCGGGCCCTTCGGGAATTTACTTACTCTGATGATGTTGCTAGAAGCCTTATAGTGTTATTGGAAAGCTATGATTCTGTTAAGCCAATAAACATTGGCAAAACAACAGAATATTCTATTAAGCAAATCGCGATGACGGTATGCAGAATATTCGATTATGATTTTGATTTAATAGAATGGGATGACTCCAAACCAGAGGGACAATACAGGAAACCAAGCTCAAACAAAGAGTTCTTAAAAAGATATCCAGAATTTGAATATACAGATTTTGAACATGGGCTTCGAAAAACGTGCAAATGGTTTGAAAAGAATTACCCCAATGTTAGGGGTTGCTAATGCCGCTTATCCATAAGCACAAACTAGTTTTTCAACACATACCCAAAACTGCAGGACTATCTATATGTAATTTTTTCGAAGTAACAGGCGACGGCCACCAACATATTCAATGGTATCACAAGGTCCTAGATCAACAGAATCAGGGCTGGGATGAATGGAGGGCCTTTACTGTTGTTCGAGACCCAATTGATAGATTTTTATCTGCATGGAAGATGTATAATCGGATTCCAGAAGGTCAAGAAAACAATGATTCTATTTTCCGTCTAAAGAATAAATGCCCAGAACTATTTAGTCTCTCAATAGACGAGTTTATTAATTATGAAATTTTGCATAAGCTTGGGTGTGATGAAGATGCATTTCATTTCTGGCCTGTTACAAACTATTATCAGTCGGGGAATCCAAAGACTTTAGAAAAGACAAATTTGTGCCCTCACTATGTGCTAAAGTTTGAGCAGCTTCATTCTGACATGAGTAGTCTGTCAAATATAATTGGTTTTGATTACAATAAATTGCCCCATAAAAACTATAGCCCAGCAGAACAATTGAAAATTTCTGCAGAAAGTGAAAAAAAACTAGAGCATTATTTTGCAGAAGATTACAGTCTTTTAAATAGGTTTATAGATGAAGCTCACGTGGGATTACTGTGCCGATAATTAACGATCATAATTTTTTCTTCATCCATATTGCCAAAACCGGTGGTACCTCGATTTGTGATTACTTTGGGATCGGTAGGAATGGGCACAAAAGTTTTCAGCATTATTTAGTAGACATTACGGAAGAAGAGTTTCATAAATTCGAATCTATGACGGTAGTTCGAGAGCCGATATCTAGGTTTGTTTCAGCATGGAATATGGTAGCTCACCCTGACGATGCAACGTGTTTTGAAGAACTACGGACAAAATACTCTCCGCTTTTTGAAGGAAATATAAATGATTTTATTTTATCTGGGGCTTTAATAGATTTAGCGTATGACGATGACGCTCCTTGGTTCTGGCATCAAACCCGTCAACTTCTGTTTATGGATGGTGAAAAAAAGATGGTTTTTATACCAAGATATGTTTTACTTTTTGAACAGCTTCTTCAAGATTTAAGCTCGTTTGCTCAAGCAACTGGATTTGATTTTAGGCCGTCTGATTTTCCTCATTCGATGAAGTCTACCGCGGTAGATAAAAAAGAGCAAATATCCTCCGACGCGCACGGACGCCTGTTTGCACATTATTATGCCGATTATTTTCTAATAAATAGCGTTCTAGCAACTAAGTTTATTGATCCCAAGTGCAGGATCTTAAACCCAGCTGTATTTGGCTCTGGAAGAGACTGTGCAGGTTTTATGGAGTTAAACGAAGATGATTTCAAATAGAGTATTAGTTACGGGTGTTGCTGGATTATTAGGAAGTCACTTAGCTGAGTTTTTAGTTAAGAACGGATATAGCGTTATAGGAATCGATAACCTAAGTGGGGGATACATTGAGAACGTGCCAGCTGGTGTTAAATTTTATCAAACAGATCTGTTGGATGACGTTGACGTTGATTCTATTGTGCGTGATAACAACGTTGACTTTATTTATCATTTTGCAGCTTACGCTGCCGTAGGATTAAGCCCTTTTATAAGGAGGTTCAATTATCAAAATAACATAATTGCTTCTACAAATCTTATAAATTCGTCGATTAGACATGGCATAAAAAAGTTTGTCTTCGCTAGTTCTATGGATGTATACGGCGAACAGAATCCTCCATTTCTAGAGAGTTTAACGCCAGCACCAATGGATCCATATGGTATTGCCAAATATGCCATAGAGATGGACCTGGCCAATGCCTGGCGCCAGTTTGGCTTGAATTATACAGTTATAAGGCCTCATAATGTAATAGGCCCCAGACAAAATATTTGGGATAGATACCGGAATGTTGCTGGAATTTGGATTCGAAAGGCCATGGCTGAGGAGCCATTAACTATTTACGGCGATGGTGAACAACGGCGGGCTTTTAGCGATGTAAAGTTCTACATGGAGCCCTTTGCGAAGCTTATCTTAAACAATGACGCCGATCAACATATAATAAACATTGGCGCAGATAAAGATGTTTCTATTAACGAATTGGCAACAATAGTTCAGGATGTAGCTCATAATAAAACTGGTCTTCGGCCAGCTAGAATTTATTTAGAGCCGAGGGATGAAGTAAAGTTTATGTGGTGTAATCATGATAAGGCGAAAGATTTGCTAGAATTTGTCGACAAAACTGATCTTTATACGTTAATCGATGAAACATGGGAATGGGCTAAGATGATTAAACCAAAGCCTGTTAAGACCATGGATTATGAGTTAGAAAAGGGCATGTACGATTATTGGAAGACAGAATGACTAAGGCTATTTTTATCTCTATTCCAAGAAATGCATCTGGTAGTATCGAAAGAGCATGCGCAAATTTATCGGGCTTTACGTATTTTAATGATGATCCGGAGAAGATGAATCGGGGATTTTTAGAGCAAAGGTCTTGGTACAGAGCAAAACAGAAGTATTCAGAGTCGTGGAATAATGCTAAAAAGTTTGGGGTCATTCGAAATCCCTGGTCTCGCGTTGTGTCCATGTATCATCATAAAACCTTGGTAGATCCAGCATGGTCATTTTCAGAATTTATCAATTTAATCCCTGCATTGTGTGCTGCTAGAATTAAGCAAAGCAGTCCAAAAGCATCTAGGCATCACCCAGATAAATACATTATCCAGCACCATGTTCTACCGCAGGTTTTACATTTCTACGACCTGGATCATAACTGTGTACTAGATCACGTTTTGACGTTTGAGAATCTTCAAGAAGACTTTGACCAATTTCTTAAAACGCTAGGTATAGAGCCGACTATTTTAAGACACTATAATTTTTCTGGTCCAGGTGCCCCTCAGGGAAAGTCGACAACTAGAAAATATACTGAATTTTATACCGAACCGTGGATGATCGAAGAGGTCGGCAGGATTTATGTAGAAGACATAAGGTTTGGAAATTACAAATTTGGACAGGAGTATGAAAAGTGAAAATTGGAATAATAGGTCAGGGATTTGTTGGGTCTGCCATTAGAGAAGGCCTTAAGGGCTTCTATGATGTTTTAACTTATGATATTGATGAATCAAAGTGTAACAGCTCTCACATTGATGTATGCAATAAAACCGACATTATTTTTGTGTGTATACCAACCCCAATGCGAAAAGGCGGAGAGTGTGATACTAGGCTACTAGAAAGCGTTGTCGAAAAACTTCAAGACGAGTGTGGTAAACTTAACAAAACACCAATTTTGGTAATAAAGTCGACTGTGCCGCCTGGAACAACTACAAGAATTTATAACAAAGGATATCTTGATGTTTGTTTCAGTCCCGAATTTTTAACCGAAGCAAACTCTTTTGATGATTTCAAAAATCAAAGCAGAATTATAATAGGTGGCTCAGGGGCCAAAAAAGTAAAGAGAATGTTTCGAAAGCCATTTCCAAGGATCCCCATTATTGTTACCAAAGCAGAAACTGCCGAAATGGTAAAATATTTCACGAATTGTTTCCTTGCAACGAAAGTTACGTTTGCTAACCAGATGTACGAAATTTGCGACGACGCAGGCATTGATTATGATAAGGTCTGCGAATATGCATTGTATGACGAAAGGATTGGTAAAAGTCACTTAGCAGTCCCGGGTCCTGATGGCGACAGAGGTTTTGGCGGCCACTGTTTTCCGAAAGATTTAAATGCGATGATTAGATTTGCAGAACAAAATAGTGTGTCTGAATTCTTTTTAAAAGCTGTAAACATTGCAAATAACGACTATAGGGCAGATAAAGATTGGGAAAAAATGAAAGGAAGGGCAGTATCAGATGACTAAAAAGACAGCAATAATAACAGGGGTTACCGGACAAGATGGAAGCTATTTAGCCGAATTGCTTTTGGAAAAAGGCTATAAGGTTGTCGGCATCAAGAGAAGGACAAGTCTAATAAATACCGAAAGAGTAGATTGGATTTATAACAATCCAGACTTTAAGATGGTCTATGGGTCTATGCACGATTCCACGTGGATGTACCGTGTCCTATCCGAACATAAGCCTGATGAGATCTATAATCTGGCTGCGCAAAGCCATGTCAGGGTTAGTTTTGAAGTGCCTGTTGAGACCGTTGATTCAATTGCTATGGGTACGCTAAAGCTATTAGAAGCTTGGCGAGCAATCTGCCCAGATGCAAAATTTTATCAGGCCTCTTCATCAGAAATGTATGGAGACAATCCAGAGCATCCACAAAACGAAGACACGAAGCTAATGCCGGCATCCCCGTATGCTTGCGCAAAAGTGTTTGGGCACAACATGGTTCGGCATTATCGTCAGGCTTACGGAATGTTTGCTTGCTGCGGTATTCTTTTCAATCATGAATCTGAACGAAGGGGAGAAACTTTCGTAACTAGAAAGATAACTTTGGCTGCAGCCAGAATTAAGTGCAAAATACAAGATAAACTTTATTTAGGAAATCTAGATGCAAAGAGAGATTGGGGTCATGCCAAAGATTATGTTGAGGCAATGTGGCTAATGCTTCAGCACGACGAGCCCGGTGATTATGTAGTTGCCACAGGAGAAACCCACACGGTTCGAGAGTTTTTGCAGGAGGTTTTCGATTATGCCAATTTATCTATAGAAAATTATGTTGACATAGATGAAAGGCTGTTTCGGCCACATGAAGTGCCTTTACTTTTAGGAGATCCGACCAAAGCAGAAACTGTCTTAGGCTGGAAACCTAAATATGATTTTAAGCTCTTGGCTAAGGCAATGTATAGCGCAGATCTTCGGTTAGTTATGAAACAAGCCAGCGCTGATGGGAAGAACATTCCTATTGAAGCCTATAGCTCCCCTAAACAAAACAACTAATTTTGATACAATTTATGTTATATAGAGGGTAAAGACAATGTTAAGAGAACACGTTTCATTTTCAGAAATTAAGAATTGGAAAGAGTGCCCATGGCGTCATAAGCTAATGTATTTAGATGGAATTCAGACATACGAAAATAATCCGTATGCAGAATTTGGTACTGTCATTCATGATGCTATAGAAAACTTTCTAAAGACCAAAACAATGGATCATGATTCAGCACTTAGTAAGCTTCACGAAGCTTGGCAAAAATACGGTTTTGATACAGACGAATTTATAGATAAGATGAAGAGAAGCAGAGCTCAGCATGGGATGTCGTATAGGCACGAGGAATTATCAGGATGGGAGAAAAGTCTTGAAAATATTTTAGCCACAGTTCCAGGTTTTTTAAATGAAGAATTTGGTGACTGGAAGCTGGTAAATGCCGAAGATCAAATTTATGAACACGTCGATGATTTAAAAATTAATTTTAAAGGGTATATTGATGCTATTATTGAAACAGAAAAGAAAGGTAAAAAGATTTATTGGGTTATTGATTGGAAAACTTCCGGGCCAAGAGGCTGGGTATCAGATAAAAGAAGGGATTTCTTAACACAGGTTCAAGTTGGTTTTTATAAGCAATTCTGGTCTGCTAGGGAAGATGTTCCCCTTAAGGATGTTCGGTGTGCTTACGTTATTCTGAAAAGAAATACTAAGCCTAAAAAGTGTATAAATTTCCTTCCGATTTCAGTAGGCCCAAAATTTGTCGAACGTTCAGACAAATTATTAAACTCAATGGTGAAGAGCGTAAGATCAAAACTTTTTTTAAAGAATAGAAACAGTTGTAGGTTTTGCGCATTTTATAATACGGAGCATTGTAGATAATGAGCGGAAAATATAAAGTTTTGGTCCTATCGGATCATGCGTTAAGTACGTCGGGTGTCGGAACCCAGACTAGACATTTATTGAATGGGCTAGTCGAAAAGGGGTGCTGGTCATTCCGCCAATTCGGCGCCGCGATGAAGCACGAGAATTACGATGTAGTGCATATTAGTGATGATTTTATTATTAAACCAACAGATGGTTTTGGGACAAAAGAAACTCTGCGATTAGCTCTTGCTACGGAACAGCCAGATATTTTGTTTATTTTCACAGATCCTAGATTTTTTGTTTGGCTGTTTGAGATGGAAGATGAAATACATCAAGTATGCCCAATTGTTTGGTGGCACGTTTGGGATAATACGCCATATCCTGAGTTCAATGATCCATTCTACGAAGCTACGGATCAAATCAATTGTCATAGCCATCATACATACACTCAGCTAAAAGCCAAACATCCTAAAAAGACAAACTTTATACCTCATGCATTACCGGAAAGCCTTTTTTATCCGCTACCCCAGCAGGTTATTGATCATAACAAGCCGCAAGTCTTGAATGGAAGAGATGATCATTTTATTATGTTTTGGGTTAATCGGAATGCTCGCCGTAAACGGCCTAACGATTTATTGTATTGTTGGTCTAAATTTCTTGAGTATTTACAAAAGAACCATGGTCATAAAAAGGCTTCATTACTTATGCATACGGATCCTCTCGACGCGGAGGGTCCGCAACTGTTTGCCAGTGTAGAACATCTTGGTATTCGAGATCAAGTTGTATTTTCTAACCAACGTGTAGATTTTCCAACTATGAATCTTTTACATAATATAGCTGATGTTACAATAAACATCTCTTATGCAGAGGGATTCGGCCTATCTACGCTTGAGGCGATGATGACTGGTACTCCTATAATTGCGCCTTGTACGGGCGGGCAAACAAGGCAAGTAGTTAATGCGTATACCAAAGAAGAAAACGGAGTTGCTTTACCAATTGAGTACAGGACATTGGTGGGAAGCCAGGGTGTGCCATACATTTGGGAAGATCACGTCTCCAATGATACCATTATTAACGCCATGATCAAGATGTACGAACTAGGTCCCCAGGGTAGAAAACGGCTTGGAAGACAAGCACTAGAATATGCGCGATCCGAATTCGGAATGCAAAAAACAATTGAGCTTTGGCACCAAAAAATGGTAGAATGCATTCTTACATGGAAAAACAAAAGAAAAAGTTATGAGCTATTGGAGATCAGATGACAACAGTTCTTATTAGGGGCCCACTTCTTTCGCATTCCGGCTATGGCGTCCACTCTCGGCAAATATTTAGGTGGGCTATTAGCAAAGGGTTTCAGGTAAGTTGCCAGATTACGCCATGGGGAATGACATCATGGTATCTAGGAAAGGATCGTTTAAATGGGCTGGTAAAGGAAATAATGGCTAGAAGTGGTCAGCCAACTATCAAGCCAGATCTTAGCTTTCAGATCCAGCTTCCAGATGAATGGGATCCAAATATAGCTAAAATTAATGTTGGAGTATCTGCTGTTGTTGAAACAGATCGTTGCAATCCTGCATGGGTTGATGCAGTCAATAAAATGAATGCAGTGATTGTCCCAACGGAGTTTTGCAAAAAGACGCTAGAGACTACAGGCTATTGCTCTACTCAAATCTCGGTTATACCAGAATCATTTCCAGATGCACTAATATTAAAAAAAGAATCTAATAAAACGAAATTTTTAAACTTGAAAACAAAGAAGAATTTTTTATTATTTGGTCAAGTTACACATCCAAACCCAGCAGACGATAGGAAAAATACAGAAAAAAGTATTCAGTGGTTTTGTGAAACGTTTAAGGGAAGAAAAGATGTCGGCCTTGTAGTGAAAACCAACATGGGAACAAATTCAACAATAGATAGAAGAATTACTAAAAATAAATTGACAGGAATTGTTAATGCTGTTCGACCTGGTAATTTTCCAAAGGTATTTCTTTTACACGGCGATCTTGATGAAAAAAGCCTTTGTCGCTTATATTTAGATAAATCGTTAGTTGGTTTAATTTCTGCCACACGAGGTGAAGGGTTTGGGCTACCTATGTTAGAGGCTGCGGCTTGTGGATTACCAATTTTAGCCACTAATTGGAGTGGTCATTTAGATTTCCTTAATAAGGGAAACTGGACTAAAGTAGATTACGAATTAGCGGCAGTTTCCGAGACAAGAGCTGACGGTAGAATCTTCGTCCAGGGAGCCAAATGGGCAAACCCATCCGAGGAACATTTTAAAAAATGTTTAAAAACCCTTTTGAAGAACGGTCCAGAAAATCGAAAAAATGCCAAAGCCCTGAAAGAAGTTATTCAAAAAGAATATAGCTACCATGCGATTTCGCAGATCTATGATTCCTTTTTGGAGAACTTATGTTAACAGTTTATTTACCCTGGGTTTTGTTTAGTGTGGTTTCCATCCTGTTGGGTTTTTCAATATATTACAATTATAAATTTGCTAGAACAATCATGCGTGTGGAGGATGCCATCAATCTTTCGTTAGATGAATTAGATGACAGATATGCTACTATTTCAGATATTTTAGAGATGCCTGTATTCTATGATTCACCACAGGTTAGACAGGTAATAACTGACATCTCTGCATCTCGAGACGCCGTGTTGTACGTTGCAAATCAATTAACGAAGGTAGAGATTGATGGCGAAGAAAAAGAGGATACGTAGAGGGTCCGGAAAAAACAAGTACTTTACAAAAGACACCCAAGCAGCGATTGTAGAGTTTTGTAAATCCGAAGACCAAAAGCATCGCGATAAAGTTTATACAGAGAGAATTATGCCAGCTATTACAAAGCTGGCTGAAAATCTTATTTTTATCTATGGGTTTCACAAATATGGTGAAGACCCGAATCATCTTAAGCAGGCCTGTGTTGCAGCACTTTATGAAACGCTTCATAAATTTGATGCATCAAGAGGTACTAATGCGTTTTCGTATTTTAATGTTGTTGCCAAAAACTGGCTAATAATAAATTCTAGAAGAACGAAAAAACGCAGAGATAGGACCGTGTGCATTCATGATGCAGAATTCTTAAAAACTCGGGATAAAATATGCATTAGCAACCACATGGCTTTACCGTGCCCGTCAGAAGAATATGAAAAGACAGAAAATCTTGTTATTATAAAAGAAATGCTTAAATCTATTCAGGGAGAATTAGAGAATTCTAATGACGTCAAGTGTATGAATGCAATAATTACTGTTTTTGAGAACGTTGATAAACTTGATTTTTTAAATAAGCGAGGAATATTCGTATACATTAGGGAAATCAGTGGACTGAATTCAAAACAGTTGTCGTGTAGCATGACAAACATAAGAAGAAAATACCGGGCCAAAGTAGGCGTCGATAAAGAGTTTAATATTTTTTAGGAGGCAGAAAAATGAATAACGATGATTTTTCAAAAAAGTTTGATGATACCGACAGGAAGATTAGAGACTTCTCTGACTTACTAGATTCCATTGAGTCCACAGCTGATAAAAAGAAGTTGTTATGGAGAGAAATTTACGAGAATGCTATTACCGATCGGCTGAATGCGTACATGCTCTTCACCGATGCATATACCCAGATGCAAAGCTCTACAGCTGAACATGTTACCCTAGGCGCCACTATGTCAAAATATTTAGAGAGAATGAACAAAAGCAATGATCAATTATTAAAATTGGCTGATTTAATATCTGATGAAGAGGAGAAATCGGCAAAGATAGATCCCGAAGAGATCTTCAAAACTATTGGAGATTAAGACATGGGATTTGATGCATCTCGATTTCAAGATGGCGGCGGAGAACAGGCTCGTATCAATGCGGCGCAGGCCGGGACAACACAACAAAACATTCAGTTTTTTCGTGGTGTCGTCGAAGAAATAATTTTTGACGTTAATACATGGGATTGGGAAGGCCCTGAAGAAGCCACCGAAGAAGACGCTAATCGTTTTATGGACATTGTTGCGAATCCTGAAGAAAGGTTTGAGTGCCCAGATAATACTCTGTTGGTAAGGATCATCACTCAGGGCGAGTATAAGCAGGAAAATAAGCTTAGAATTTGTCATCCAATTTTTCCTTCTCATTTACAAATGCCAATAAAAGTCGGGGAGCAGGTATTTTTATTACTTGAAGGAAAGATTGGGTATTGGATCGCCAGAGCTCCGGGTACTGTTGCAACAGACGATGCAAACTATTCGCATTATGATAGGAAGTTTTTAGAAGTAATTTCTGCAGACTCTGTTATCGACGAAGTCGAGGCTTTAGACAATACTCCTATAGGAAGGTTCAATAATGGTGGTGTGTCTGAAGATCGATTGACATTTAAAGTCGAGGATGACTATAGTATTATTTGGGAAAAGTCGTCTTCAAACCTGTACAATATATACGAACCAGTACCGAAATACATAAAGCGCCCAGGTGACCTAATTCTACAGGGGTCCCACAATTCCCTGATTTGTCTAGGTACAAACCGAGGCTGGCCAAAAGAGATGCCCAACGACTGGGAAGGAGACTTTATAGGCGACTCGGCCGAAGTCCCGTCGAACTGTTGGTTTGTTAATGACGATTATGCCGAAAACGAGAATCTATCTGGCCGTGGTTCTATTGATATTGTGGTCGGCCGCGGCAGATATATTCCAGATGCAGAAACCACGGCTGATGGAGAGGGCGATGAGCCTACAAGGACCGCCTGTAGAACGCTGGCTAACGAGAGAGAATTTTTAGAAGCTGATCGGGCAGCTGCAGTTAGGACATTAGCCCCTAATTTGGTCGAAGGAGATCCTGATTTTGGTTATGATTCCGCTAGAATTCTTATGACTATGAAATCAGATTCAGACATAGACTTTGGGATTGTTGGAAATGATGCAGACAAATTACCGTCTGTAACCGCTTGGTCTGATGGTGTAGGAGCCTCTAACGACGGAGACGTTGGGACAGGCCAACAGGATGATGACGAGGACTATACGCCAGATGATGGTGAGTCCGGCGGCCGCGGCGATGGTGCCGTTCCTTTAGACGTGTATGATTCGTCCTATACTGTAATCAAGTCCGACGAAATTCGGATTGTGGCTAGACAACAAGACGAAGATGACCCTGTTTATCAGGCGATTGACCATGTTCCTACAATTAACGGTTCTATTAAAATCATTAAAGAAGGAATCCAGGATGCCGAAGACGGTACGGGCCGAGCAGTTATTATGATGATGCCTGATGGTACTATTATGATCGATGGCCCAACCGTTATTATTGGTAGTGGTGGTGCTGACTTAGAAAAAGACAATGGGCTGGGTACACAAATTGTGCTCGGCCGCGGCGCAACAGAGCCCATTGTTTTAGGTCAGATCTTAAAGAACATCTTAGATACACATTTAAACGATTTTAAGACACACATAGCGGATCTTCAGGATCATGTTGCGAATGTATTTGACACGCATACACATCCAACCGGTGTCGGCCCATCTGGGCCACCATTAGTTCCTGGAGTCTCAACCGATACAGCGTTATCCTCTACAGATTCGGCTCTTGATGATACAATTGGAGAACTCGTAACAATGTTATCGAAGTATGGGAAGACAAAATAATGGGTTTAGACAAAGATAAGTTATACGATGGTTTGGTTGACGCTTTAAAAAAGGGCGAAGAAACAGAAGATGTTTCCGGTGGTGAAGAGGGCGAAAAAGAAGCGAAGTATTCGGAAGGAGATGTCGCAGGTTTTCTTGCGAGCGCCATAGTTGATTATGCAAGCGACGCAGAAATTATGCTGAATCCTGGGCCTATGCTTATACCTGCAGCACCATCTCCACTTCCGTCTTCCTCTCAAGCTGCATCATGTGGTGTCCAAACAGCTGATGTCGGTAAATCTGCGTTAGAGGCAGCTATATCAGGGGGTTTTGCGGCTGGAGATGCCCCGTTGGCAATGATGTCCGTAGGCATAGTTGCTTATGTGGCTGCATCTTTTACGTTGTTTACGGCTGATGCTGGCCATCTTGCGACTGGAGCAACTGTAATGGCAGCACCACCAGTTTTGTCAGCCGCTTCTAGTGCAGTACAAAACTCTGAAGGATCTCTAGAAGATTGGTGCGACCAAGTAGCCACAGCTATTCATACTGCTTTCTTAACGGCAATTTTTACAGGTGCCGGCGTCGGCGCAGACGGAGGCCTAGGTGCTGTTGTTAGTACGCTTTCATAATGTGGCTGGAATTCGTCTGGATAATCACGTGAAATAATACTTATTATGGGAGTGTATTATGCCATCTAGATCCGATCGGAAAACATACGATTTTAAGAGCGTCGGCGAAATCAATTTCGAAGTCGAGGCCCGTAGAATTATTAAAGAGCCACAGCCTATCGGCATTGCGACGCCGATGACCCTGGGGGGAGATAAGGCTTTATGGAAAATGCATACAGATTTGCATAGATCGATTGCAGACAATCTCCGGAATCTAATTCTTACTAATTGGGGAGAACGTTTAGGTACCTATTACTTTGGTGCCAACATAATGGAACTTGTTTTTGAATTGGCTAAAGAAGATATTGCACAAGAAGCAATGAAGCGAATTAAGATGGCTACCAAAAAATTTATGCCATTTGTTTCATTGGCGGGATTTGTACCAGAAATTGAGCACTGGAATAATAAAGAGGTTGCCAAGATTGCAGTCGTTATTACTTATACTGTGCCAAAAATTGATAATAAACTGAAAGCGGTTAGAATAATGCTTTATGTGGGTGGTTAAGAATGGCGGTTAAGAAAAAAGTAGTTAAAAAGAGAACAAGAAGCTATCTAGCCAAGGATTTTAGTGGGTTTAGATCAGATCTATTAAAATATGCAAGAGTCTTTTATCCAGACAACATTCAGGATTTTAGCGAAGCGAGTTTGGGCGGCTTATTTCTAGACATGGCTGCCTATGTAGGCGATACTATGTCCTTTTATTTAGATCATCAGTTTCGAGAATTAGATCCTTCTACTGCAGTAGAGATTCCTAACATTGAGCGCCACGCGCAGAACGCAGGAGTAAAAATCTCCGGGGCTTCACCAGCCGTAGCATTAGTTGATTTCTATATTAAAGTATTGGCTGTAGACAACGACGGCGTCCTAGAGCCAGAATCTAATGCACTACCAGTAATACAGGAAGGTACTGTCGTCTCTTCAACGTCTGGAGTAAAGTTTGTTTTAACAGAAGATCTAGATTTTAGCGTAGAAGATTACTTTGGAAACCTTGTAGCAAGAACAATTCAGCTAAAAACAACTGGTTCTAAGTCTTATTTCGCCCTTGTATTAACCGGTCTATGTGTATCAGGGGTTATGGAAACGCAGACGTTTAATATAGCGTCTAGCCATATTCCATTCAGGACTTTGACTCTAAATAAATCTAACGTTAGCACTGTATTACAGGTTATGGATTCTGAAGGGAACGAATATTACGAAGTAGATAATCTATCGCAAGATACTGTTTTCAAACCATTTCCAAATCCTGCGTCAGCTATAGACGGCGTTAAGTCGGTGCTGGGAATCATATCTGCGCCTTATAGATTTGTTAGTTATACGGATTTAAAGACCAGACAGAGAAAGCTTAAATTCGGAGGAGGAAATGCATCATCGATTGAGGATGATGGAGTGCCTGATCCTAGCGATCTTTCACTATCGCTGTATGGCAAAAAAACTATGTCAAGGTTTAGTATTGACCCCAATGCGTTATTGGATACAAAAACCTTAGGGATAGCACCTGCCGGCACAACTATTTCTGTAGTTTATCGTTACGGCGGTGGAGCCGCGCATAATGTTTCGGCTGGAAGTATTAAAAACCTTAATACACTACGGATAAAATTCAAAGACGCATGCATTGGTACTACTGCCCTATTAGTAAGGAATTCTATAGAGGTAAAAAATGAACAGCCTGCGTCTGGTGGTGCCGCTCAAAAATCTGTCGAAGAAATTCGTACACTAATTCCGGCTGCAAAAAACATGCAAGCTCGTATCGTAACAAAAGAAGATTTGATAGCTCGACTATACATGCTGCCAAATGAATATGGTACAATTTACCGCGCTGGCATAACAGAGAACCCAAACAATCCGTTGGGCTCTATCTTATACATAATTTCTCGGGATAAGAGAGGAAAACTAACAACGTCCCCAGACGTATTAAAGCAAAACATCTCTACGTATCTCAATGAATTCAGGATGATTAGTGATGCTATCGATATATTAGATGTCCAGATCTTAAACTTTAGGGTTGATTGCAGCATTGCTGTTGCGCCGAATGCTAACAAGTATGAGGTTATTAAAATGGTTATCGATAGCCTTAAGGATTTATTTAAGCTTTCTAAGATGCAAGTAGGTCAACCAATAATTGAGGCTGATGCGATTAACGAAATAATTAATATTCAGGGAGTTCTGTCGCTAGTAGACCTTAGGTTTGTTAACATGTTTGGCGAAGTTAATGGAAGAACATATTCGGATCAATCAATAAATATGGAAGATGCAAAGTCGAACGGTATCTTTTTCCCGACGGCAGGGGGAATTTTTGAATTACGTTTTCCAAACGAAGACATTCGAGTGACGGTAAGATAGGAGCAAAACGATGTACATGGTATTTACTGCCAGCAAAGACACTTACATTACAAATAAGATAATGAACAATTCGTTCCGCGTTACTGATGCAAACGTCGGCCGAGCTTCTACCATTGATCTGTTTAAGCTTTATGGTGAGTCTGTTATTGCAGGGACTGAAAACCCTACGGAATTATCTAGAGCCTTAATTTATTTTAATACAACCGATATGTCTGCTAGTCTAAATGGCAAAGTATCGTTTGATGATGTTAGTTTTTCTTGCAAGCTAAAATTGTTTGATATGCAGGGTACATCAGTCGCTCCCAAGAATTTTAATTTAGCAATTTTTCCATTATCTCAATCTTGGGATGAAGGGGCAGGGACCGATATTGGGACATTCAATTATTTGGATAGAGCAAACTGGCTTACATCTAGTATTACCAATAGTGTTAATAACCTGTGGAATTTAGAAGGTGCTAGATCAGAAGGTCTTCTTGGTTCATCTGATATTGACATTATCACATCTGGTTCTATTTTCGGAGGAGCTGTACAGCAGCTGTATACCACTCAGCATTTCCTAAAAGGAAACGAAGATCTATTTGTTGATATTACAACCCAGCTTTCTGCGGCAATGTGTGGAGCAATTCCTAGTCATGGTTTTTTGATCGCTTATTCCGGATCAGAAGAAACAGATACAGCAACTAGGTTCGTCAAAAGATTTACTAGTCGACATACAAGAAATCCTTATATCAGGCCCAGAATCGAGGTAACGTACGACGACTCCCAGTTAGATCATCACAGAATTTCAGAGTTTAATCTTACTTCTTCTTTGTTCTTAAAAACTTTTAGTCGCGGTACATCTAGAAATTTGGTTAGCGGTTCTTCGCTAACAGAGGTTTCTGGTCACAAATGTGTTCTTCTAAAACTACATACAGGCAGTTGGTCGAAAGTAGTGACGGGTTCACAATTTCAGTCTGCGGGCCTCTTTAAGGCCGGCATTTATACTGCGTCTATTGCTGTTGACAGTTTTGCTAGCGAGAGCTTAACGTCTACGACAACGTTAAGGCAGCACATTGTTAAATCTGGCTCTATTACTTTCGGAGAAGAGTGGTTAAGTTTAGATCAGACGATTAGCTATTTTAGCGGAAGCCTGACGGTTGACGATCCATTTAACACTACCGGAAACCTTAAGCGCAACATAAGGGTGGAGGTAGTAAACTTAAAACCAAAATATGCAAAGTCCGATATTCCGTTAATGCGGTTATTTATTTATGATCGGACTGTTGAACAAAAGCCAGTCAATGTCCCAGTCAAACTAAAATCTGATGTATTAAGCCAAGTGTATTATAGAGTCAGGGATGCTGATAATGGGAAAATACTTATTCCTTTTGGCAGATCTAATAATTCAACCAGAGTTTCAATAGACAATGAAGGCATGTTTTTTAACCCTTCGTTTTCTTCTTTGGTGGCTGGAAGGGCTTATACCGTTGATTTATTGATAATCGATAGAAACGAAGAATCAATTATAGAAACGGGAACCAGGTTTAGGGTTGGGTAATGAGTGGACAGAAGAATTTATCGTTATTTTCACCTACAGTTGTACGCAGACTAAAGGACGCATCGTATACGTTTAGAAACGTAACGAGGAGTCAGCTTACTGAGTCTATGGCCGAAGCATCTACGGAGATCTGGCGCACAGATCCTCAGGGTGCCGCTTTAAAATCTACCCAACAGGTAGATGTAGATTGGAATGAGTTTGAAAATCACTGCTTTTTTAATAGCGCTGAATCGAAAGTTAACGTTTCTTTTGATAGGATTATAAATTATTACCCTTTTGATGGTACTAAATTAGAGACCTTAGAGTTTGTCGATGGGATGTCGGGATATGAAAAGGCAGTATTTGATAAGCTTCCAAAATTTATCGGGTCTTTAAGTTTTTCAAATGCTACAAACCAACATCTTTATTTCGAAGACAGAACCGGGTATCTCTTTCCTGAGATTTCTAGAGACACAACTGGAAAAAGGTCTGTCGGCTTAGCAATTGCTACCGGTGGTTCTACAATAGAGTTCAATTTAAAGATACCAGCGGGAGAATCTTTTGATAACCAGGTCATATTCCAAAAACTAAATACAACACTAAACCACGGAATGTCGATTTTTGCTAGTGCTTCTACAAATTCTTCAGATACGACAGAGCTAATATTTGCGCTAACATCTGGGAGCGCTTCTCACTTAACTAGCTCGATGCCTATTACTAAAGGCGCTTTTCATCATTGTGCGTTTATTTACGATAACGATTCTGATGAAACATTGCGTTTATTTATGGACGGAATACAGGTTGCTGCAGCCCCAAATGAAGATTTTGAAAAAATAAATTTTCTTAATGAAAACGTTTATATTGGTAGTGGTTCTTCACAGACCTTTTCTACTACAGAGTTTTTGCCAGTAGAAACATTTTCTGGCTCAATCGATGAACTGAGGGTATGGAATTACCCGAGGACGCTTCAGCAATTAGGTACGTTTCGAAAGAGAAATGTATTTGCAGATCCAACACTGGCGCTTTATTATAGGTTCAATGAACCGACTGGTTCATACACAAGCCAAGCTTTGTGTATTGATCATTCTGGAAATGGTCTTCACGGCCAAATCCAAAATTATTCATCGGTAATGCGAGTCGATTCTGGACATAGTTCTTCTATTACGTTCGAACGACAAGAGCAAAACCCAGTATTGTTTCCAGATTATCCTGACTTAATTACTTTAAATTCAGAATTGTTGCTTTCTGCAAGCATGTATGATGTAAATAATCCTAACCTTATAACGAAATTAGTGCCTGCTCATTACTTCTTAGAGGGGCAAGCCGAGGAAGGCCTAGAAGAAGTTGACGGCCAACTAGGCGATAATTATTCTTATAACTCGGATGAGGTGTTTCCTGGCGGCGGAAGAATCCCTCCATCGCAAGTCCTTTCTTCTTTCTTGTTTATTTGGGCTTCATTTTTCGACGAGATTAAAATCTACTTAGATTCGTTTAGTAAATTAAATACCGTCGAGCACATGGCGCTAAATACTATCCCAACCCAGTTTCTAGAAAATCTGGCAAATAGATACGGCTTTACGCTTCCTAATGCATTTGCGAATGTTCATCCTTCGCAGTATGCTGACTCTGAGGCTGTTGGTATGTCAGAAGGCATAGGGGCCAATAGCTTAAAAGACGTCCAGCAATTCCTGTGGCGAAGACTATTGGCAGAATTACCAGGTATCAGGAGAGAAAAAGGGACAATTGCCTCAGTCAAATCTATGATGAGGGCCTTGGGTATAAATCCTGACAATAGTTTTAGAATTAGGGAGTACGGTGGTAGAAGGGCATCTAGGTTTGAATTGCAGAGAAAAGAGGTTCGTAAGATTATTCGTTATCTCGATTTTTCTAAAGGAACGCCGTTTATGTCTTCGTCCAACCTTACAGCTTGGAGGCATGCACCAGGACATCCGTTTGGCGGACCTACTCCGCCCGATGTATCATACCAGGGCGGAACTATCTTTTTTACTATTGGTGGTACCCCTCCAACAAATACACTTTTTACTAGCGCGTCTTGGGCATGGGAAGGGCATTATAAGCTAAACAGAAATCTATCTACTGGATCGATTCAAAGCCTGTTTAGGCTAGAGACATCTGGCTCTACTAATATCAAACCCGCTATTGCCGTTAATTTATTAGCTATTAGTGGGTCAGAGAGTGCAAATCGGCCTAATTTATTGAAGTTAGCTTTTTCTGGCTCTGATATTAGTAAACTAGTAATTAGCAGTTCCATCCCAGAATTATTTGATGGAAACTTTTGGCACATTAACGTAAACCATTCGGCCGGAACGTTATCGTCATCTTTTAGTGTTCGAGCCAATAAAACCAATGGCCGCTTTGTTATAGCGTCTCATGAATTTTCTGGTTCATATCCTAATGACACGTATGCAAATGGCTATTTAACAAAAAATGATGGATCCGGTCCAGGGGGCGGCGCTGCTGGTACATACTTTGCTATCGGTACATCAAGCAACTACAGGCCCGAATTATTGAATCATGCCGGCAGTGATTTAGATAACGTTGAATTTGAGTGTGGGATTGCTAATCCAAGGTTTTGGACAAAGGCGCTAACCAAGCGAGAAGCTAGAGAGCATGCTTTAAATCCGTTTTCTGTTGGAGTCCATAATCCTTTGACGAATTATAACTTTATTCGCACCAACGAAGGAAGAATCGAAGATAAGTCCGATGGGATTGATTCTGGAAGTATTCCGTTTGGTGCGTGGGAAAGACTAAGGTTTAGGACCGACTTAAACCAGGAGGTTACTGGGTCGGATTCAAATGGCGTAATTAATATAATAGACCAGAGCCAGAACCAAATAGGCGTAACCGGTATTGGCTTTACTGCCGATACAGCGGTAATGTTGCCGGTATTTAAAAGTTATAGTATCTTAGATCCTAGTTTTGACATTCCAACAAACATCAATAAAGTTAGGATCCGATCAGTATTAGATCCGGATTTAGCCGAAGAGCTCAATGCAGAATCTGGTAATATATTCGAATTAGACCCTAGGGAAACGGTTGCAGATGACCGTCGCTTCTCCATCGAGGCCTCTCTAGTACAAGCCGTTAATGAAGACATGGTTAACTTATTTTCCGATGCAGATTTCCTTAGCGATATTCTTGGTGCACCAGAATCTATGTTCGCCATTAATTATCCTAGGTTAGAACGTCTTCAGGACAAGTATTTTCATAGATTGACAGATAAAGTGAATCATAAGGAGTTCTTTGAGTTTTTTAAATGGTTTGATGATAATTTTAGTGTCCTTCTTGAAAGGCTAATGCCCAGGACAACAAATTTTCTAGGTGTTAACTTTGTAATAGAAAGCCATTTATTGGAGAGGCATAAATTTGAATATAAGCAGGCTGATGTCCACATTGATTTGCGAGATCGGTTGGCAGCTAGGCTAGAGCCAGAATTAGAAGGTAAAATTAGGACGGAGAATCAGTAATGGCGTGGAATCAACCAAAACATAGGTTTACGTTTACAGAAAAGATTAAGCTTGGCCAAAAAGTAACTAGTAGGTCTAATAAAAGACCAGTGGGCGCACACCTTCAGGGTGTTGAAATAACAGATTTAAACCAGGGTCGATCAGGTTTACCTGTAATGGGCCGAAACCCTCGTTATGAACTGATTGATGTAAGCATTGGAAATTCTGGATCTTTATCAAACCAGGAGTGGTTTGAGGATATCGAGACGCAGTTTGATGCAGGAATAGCCCAGGATGTTTCTGGGTCTGTTGCATTTGTAAAATTCCCTGAAGGTCGAGTTCGCCAAACTATAAGTTTTAAGATTCATTCTGCAGATTATGGCTTCGGGAAAGAATATTACGATACTGTCCCTTATTACGATTTAGCGAAGTATGATTCTTCAGCATACATAAATGAATCTGGCCCAACAGGGATGTTCCCCATTGTTGGTAGTTTTCCATCTTATGATTCCGCGTTACAATTAAATGGAATTATTGAACCACTTGAAATTCGCCGTAGAATCCTTGGGCAAAGCCTTTTTATTCCTGGCGAACGACAACCTGGAGCGGTATCTGGAGAAGCGCCTACAGATAATCCAGATTTCAGCGTTGATGTAAGGGAATTAGATGCACGAGCAGAATTTTTTGAAGATGTTACGACCAAAGGCCTCTCGCCATCTGGCTCTTTTGAAGAAGCATCAGCGACATCAGCTATACAATTTGCCCAAAGCCTTCTTGAGGCTGAATACGTTTCTGATTATGGTAGAACTGTTTTCTATTTTGTTGAAAGATCGCAGGAGGATCTGATGGATCACGATTCTGGAATGGAAACTCAATTACTTAGCATGGATCCAACGGTTGACGAAGGGACACTTCCGAATAAGCATGTAGATCAAACGGTCGGCTGGGATTCAAAATCTAGAGATAGGATAAATTCAATTACGTTTCGTGGGCTGTTAAGGAGATAAGATGCCAAGGTATGCAAAAAAAGGCGCACCTGATTTCAGTGAAAAGGTTAAAACTGGCCAGGGTTCTAAATTTGACAGATCTGATGATCTGATTATGCACCTTAGGGCTGATGGTACCACCTGGAAGAATTTAGGTACATCAAGCTATTCTATTAATTCGTATGGTTCTACTGCGATGTCAGTTCAGAACCCTAGGCATAATTTCCCGGTATTTGCTCATAAATTTAATGGAGTCGATACATTCTTTGGCGTTACTGGTTCGGCTGGTGTTGGAATTGAGGTATTTCCTGCGGCTGGCAACAATGTAATGATTGCTGGCTGGATAAATTTAGATAGCTTACCGACTGCCGATTCTGGTAATGGCGGTTGCGCAGTTATTGAACAGCAGAGTGATGGCAACACTTACTCTTTCAGCGTCTTTATAAATTCCATTGGTCAACTCGGCATCAGACTATTTAATGCAGATCAACCGGCGAGTGCCTTTGCTTTTCGAAGCTTTAAGACAAACATGAGGCTAGCCACAGATACCTGGTATCATTTTGGTTTTATTCTGGTATCCATGGATTCTGACCCTGATGGCGACGATACGATGACGATGGACTCTAATGATAATCCAAAGTGGCAGATTTTTATAAATGGACAACAGGTGGCCACAACAGGGGAACATGGCCCTCCCGGAGACGTCTCTGTTAATTTTACAAATTCGGTCATGCACGAGTTTGCTACAGCAAGTATTTTCATCGGGAAAGGTCTTGGTGGATATGACAGTGGTGTCCCTAGTATCGACCAGGATACAAGGTTTGGCGGTCACTTAGCAGAGGTTGCAATCTGGCGAAGTCAGACAGGCTTCTATGCAGAAGATATGCTCAGGGTATACGGAGCAGTAGAAAATCTTTCTTCTGGTTTCATCAACCTTCCAGAAAGGATTATGTTACAAAACCTGGATTCCCGCGGATCACGACCCCCAATTGCAAGACCGTTTGATGTCCGCTCAAAGGGAAACAACAAGGTTTTCTTTGATGATTCAAAGGCAACGACTCTTACATCGGTGCTTTCTGCTGAGTCTTTAACTAAATCAGGCGTCGGTGGTCATGATGGTTATGTAAAACGAATTGTCAGTGCGAGTGGAGAAACACAACATTTTTGGGATGCGGTTACAAGCTCAGTGGGGTTTCCAACGATGCTTCATCAGAGAGATGCTTTATACAATACGGTTTATGCAGATTATGAAAGCGGAAACCTATTTATAACATCAAGTGTTCAGCTTGAGCCTAGTACAAACATCTACCAAGAACACTACGTAAGGCAGGATAATTTACAAAACGATGGAGAAATAGTCCCCAGCAGCTCTTATTATCCGTTCGAAGAAAGTAGGATTTATTTCGATCCAACTGCACCATTCCACATAACCGGAACGCTGGATTCTGTTTTGCAGGGCTTTGACCAGCCTACATTTCGGAAGACGGCAATTACAATTCACTCTCACATCAATGCGACCCAAATGTTGGGTCACGAAAGTTCGGTCTCAGTAGGGAACGAAGGAAATTATCTTTTTTATCATAATTTTTCTAATAGAAGCATGGTGGCCAAAGGTGGTTTCTTCGGCCAGGCCGGTTCGTTTATGACGATACCACACCAAGAAAAGAAGTTTTTTCTATCCGGCGGTCTCGGCTTCGGTCCCTTCGGAGGCGAGTTTATGCCGATGATGAATCTTCCAGGGAATTCGATAAATGGCGGTCAACAGAACGGTTATTATTATAGTAGCGATAGATTAGAGTTTATGTCTGGTTCAGCATCTGAGCTGCATCATCTTGGCAGGCCGATTGATTCTTTCGGTTTTCCAAGTACAGATCTTTATGAGGCTCACGACGGCCAGTCGGTCGACATGTCGAATTATATTGATGGACCTTTTCTGGTCGAAAAGATTGCTGTTGAATTTGAATATGAACATCTACTTCAAAAAAAGGTTGCTTTCCACCAAAACCAGGCCCCGTCAGGCTGGACGTCGGCTCGACCAACAAAATTATTGCCTCAAGGTATGGGGACCTCGGATACCTTACATTTTTACTTCTCCGGCTTTACGGTATTTTTATTAAATCAATTTGGGAATATAAATGAAACGTCGAACACAAAGGCAATTTGGGGCAAGGTTGGCGCTGGTAACCTAGAACCAACTTATTATCCAAGGGAAATTACCGGATCGAAGAGGGAGATGATTGGTTACGGTCAGGCCGTATTTATGGAGGCCCAGATCGGAGCCGGAATTGATGCTAATGACGCATGGCCCATTATGTCAGACGGATATCCATTGAACGAATACAGGTTTTTATCTGGCGGCTTAGCAAGAGAACAAACTATAGTTCATCCACGAGTAACATCCGGCGGAGGATCCCAGCGCTCGACAGGTACCATGCGTCTGGAATTTACTCCAAAACTTATATTTCCTTCCGCGTTTCGGGGACAGATCCAGGTCAACGGAAACCCGTCCGGCGATAGCAGGCAGCAGACGACTTCTGTTGGGTGGCAAAGCGTTGGCACAAGACGACATACAGATGTAGAGGCTCAGTCCCACCGAGCTTATGCTAGTACAATGACTGGTCAGGTCCCAGACTTACAAACGCCAGAAATGACGCAGATGGTTACAAGCCAGGCTTCTTTTAAAGATACTGCTGATTTCCCAATGCCAGCTATCAATACAGGATCTCTGGATAACTCTTCGCCTTACTTAATTTTCCCGAAAGATAAATTGATAGTAGGAATTCAAGCCGATATTCCGACAACTCACGGCACGTCAACGTCTATCGGCAAGTATTCTTCTGATCGCGGTGCAGTTAAGGTTAAGGCAGGCAAATTTAATTTAACGCTGTACGGCTCTTATATTAGAGACAGTAAGCCTGTTGAGCCATCGTTAAACCAATTGTTAAGTAACGACGTTGTTTATGAATCAATTGGTTCTGAGCCCATCTTTGATCAGTTTGATCTTGAAAATATTGCATCTATGTCTGGCAGTATGTATGACGAGGTGGTCACCGGATCTATCAAGGGGCCACTATATCAGGGCAGCGTAGGCAAACTGGATTGGGCTGCCCCTGTAAAAAGATACGCTCGGGAAAGGTCCATGTACATGGGCGATTATCATACTGAACTGGCTGCTGGGATGACCGAACTCACCGAGGGTATCGGCGGAGATGCGACCGGATCAATTCACCATGCGGTATATCGCGATGTTGGTTACTATTGGACTCACAAAGTCCAGCAACGAAGGCTCTGGAAATCATCTTACTATCCTCCTATACCGGGGTACTCGTACCATGCTAACAGCGCATACATATACGGTGAAGCTGCAGCTCTTGCTGGTAGTGGCAGTAATGGCTATACGATTCTTCCCGGCGATTATAATGGCAGCTACACTTTTGCCTCTGATTCTCCACTATATGAACATTATTCTAGTGGCAGTAATCACCACGGTTATTTAGGACTGAAGAGTGTACAGCAGGTCGGAGAAAGCGGCAAGCCTCTGCATGGACAGAAGTGGTTCGCTACCGATTATACCGAACAAGCGAATAAGTGGAGTGGCGGTACGAACAGCTTCTACCAAGGGGCAATCGGTCACTGGTTTGGTACAGACACGGAAATAACTTTCAATATTATATCGATGCCAGATACGATCAATGCAAACGGAGACCCCAGTACAAATGGAACTAATACGATGGGGGCCTGCAGGATCCCTGTTTCGTCTGGATCAACTACGCCTACTTCTGGTATAGGTGATTTCATCGGAGTTTACGCTGTTGTCCATGGAGACAGCACTTGTCGGGATCACATCGGGATCCAAAAATCCGGCGAATTTTGGGACGGTAAATGGTTTCTTATTGGGCAAGTTCCGATGTCTTCACTAAAAAACGGAACTAATTCGGGCGGCACTGAAGTCTTCACTTTGCATAGTTTGACTGCTAGCGTCAAGGTAAATCCAGCTCCAGGTGAGTCTAGCTTTAACTTTTGCGGACATACGAATTTGTTTAGCTGCACAGGAGAAGGAACAGATTCTATTGCTGTAGCAGCCGGCAAAACCCATTGGAAGCCCGGGGGTGGCGGCGACGGAAGTCCTTCGATTACAGTCGGACAGCATCAATTGCCGCCGCAGTCTACGTTTTATATTTTCGTCACTGAGTCCTGTACCGGAACTGGTGGTTACCAGAATGGCACAACAAATAGGGTACTTTATACTAATGTAGAAGTTACATATTCTGGCTCGTCGCCGACTGAACATACGGGTTATTTGGCTCGAGCAAAATCTGCCAGAGTGTCAGAGGGAGGTAAAGGCGTCGATGTCAGTGCATTTAGAAATGTTAGAATGGCTGGAGACGTTAGGTATTACGATTCTATTATGCCTAACCTCAAATCCTATGTTTCTAAGATGTCTGGTTTCAATGTTGCAGATGGTGAGGGCACTACGGCATTACACCCCGGGGAAGGTATCGAGGGTTTGGATGAGGCATATGCGGCCAGTTTAAAAGATGCGACTTTTAGATATTCCAAACTAATGCCTAATGCGGCGATTGGAATATTCAGTACAGAAGAACAGATTACTCCTGCATATTGGCCCGAAGGTCGTGAGTCTATAAACTATTTTTATGCATATCCGACTGGGACAATGCCCGGTTATACTTTCCTAGAAAAGACAATAAAGCACCCGTGGGTTTATACTGGTAACCCGAGCAGAGTAATTGATGAGCCAATGCTTTTCTTGAATGTTAGTGCGCAACAGGATTCTCTCACTGCTCAAATTATGTGTAGTAACCAAAGTGCACGAGACCATTTGTTTTCTGTCAGTTGGCACTTTATGAATAATGACCCCAGGCTTAATGACCACGTGTTTAAGGATTTGTCTAGAGACATGTATCCTTATTATGGCGTTTGGAACGACGACTCAGGTAATCAGTTAGGCCCTCATAAGGATCAAAATCTTGTATTACCTAGAAACCCAGTTGAGTATGGTCAGCATGTTGCAGAGTTCAAGGACAGTATATTGACTGGCTCTAATATTGCTGGAGCCAGAGGGTTTAAGTACGGCGTCCATAATACAAAGCCGAATTATAGGTCTTGCATTTTCAGGCGAGATACATACGGCCAGTTTCGAGATATGCTAGAAATGGGTGGAAATGCCGCTCTTTGGGTAGGCGATACTACTGTATTTGCTGTAGAAAGTGGTTTTCGAACCCGTGATGGAAACGTTGCCGATCCAGAAGCGACTAGTTGTTCAAACATGAGTACTTACTCTTCTTCTTCCGCACCGTTCTTTGATCGTGATACAGAATCCGACGATCTTACCGACACGCTTGTGATTAGAAATAGAGGGACCTTCGTATCTGAATTCTTTGAGATGGATGTCGACGACTTAGAACCTTAAACATAATTATCCTGGAGAGGTTGAGTTGAATGGCTAAAGGATTTACCAAAAAAGCAATAAACAAACAGGATTTCCTGGTATTAAGAAAGTCTAGAGACGGTTCTGTTACAAATGTTATTGCCCCTAATGGTCTACAGGTAGGCTTAGCTGACGATAGGTTTGCTGCTGATCTAAAGGTTAAAGGTGTAATCAAAGCAGAGGGCGGAGTTACTGGGTCATTAACAAAGTTGGGTGATGGCTCCGATTATCTTCGAGCCGCGGCCGGTGGCTCTATTTCTCTTGTAACAGGATCTGACGGCTCTGTTACTATTTCTGCTGCTGGTGCCACAATAGACATCAGTGGTTTATCAACTACTCTTACTGATGCCGACGACATACACGACGATTTATTGGCTATCTATGATCTTAGTACAGAGACTGTAAAGAAGATAACGGTTGAAAGTATTGTAGAGTTTGCTGCCAAAGGGACATATTTTGGTACCGATTCTGGGCTTCGGGAATATGCCGGCCAGCTTTATCTAGACATCGGAGCCATCCAAGAAGCAGCAATTGATGTAAGCACAGATTACTTTGTGTTTTCAGATGAAGACCAATCCAATGACCCAACTCGGAGAGAGAGTGTAGCCGATCTTGTTTCTGCCATAGCCGGTACAGCTACCACAACTGGCCTTGCTGCTTCATCTGGCGTGCTTAGCGTTGATATTAATAATCAATCAAACGTTACTGCCGCCACCGGTGATGAAGTTCTCATTTTTGATGCAACTGATAATTCTCTAAAGAAAACAACTGTTGGGTCTATTCAGAATGCAGGTCAACAATTAGATATTGCTGGTTTATCTTCGACCTTAACAAACTCTACATTGAACGCGTCTGATTTATTTGCAGTCGCAGATGTTTCGGATAGTAATACTGTTAAGAAACTAGATATAGAGGATCTTGCAGAATACATGGTAAGTCAAACATCGTGGGGTCTGGCTGAGTCTTCAGGTAGGCTTTATTTTAAACCTAGCGCCCTCGGGACTGCTTCCCCCGATGTCTCGGCCGATTATCTTGTTATCCAGGATGCAGATAGCGGTAGTAACCTAGGGAAGAGAACAGCTATATCATCAGTTGTTTCTGCTATGGCTGGATCAGTTACCACATCTGGCCTTGCTGCCTCGTCTGGCGTCTTAAATATTGACATAACAAACCAAGGAACACTCACTCTCCATGACGATGACGAGCTTCTTGTTTGGGATGACGATGCCTCTGCACTAAAGAAGACTACCGTATCAGCCCTAAACCAATCTATTCCATTAAATAGTTTGTCTGCTGCAGCTATTAACGTTGCTGCCGACAGTTTTGGGTTTATTGACGCAGACGATAGTAATACGTCTAAGAAGGAATCAATAGCAGATCTTATTTCTGCTATAGCCGGGGGAGGTCTGGCTGCAACGTCTGGAGTCCTTAATGTCGATTTACAGGAATTCTCTGAAGCCGCTATCGCGGTAGGTACAGATTATATGGTTTTCATCGATGGCGGCGCATCGGGAACTTCTAAAAAAGAGTCTGTCAGCGACTTTGTTTCTGGTGTTGCGGGCTCTGGTTTATCTGCATCATCAGGCCAGTTATCTTTAGATTTTGGTTCCAGTTCAGGTCAGGCAGCCCAGGGAAATAGTACTATCGCTGTAGTGGCCGGAGACGGCCTTAAGTCCGGTGGAACAGTTTCTGTTGGCACTGGAGGATCAGTTCAGCTAGACATTAAGGTTGGAGATTTTGCTGGTTCAGGATTAAAAGTGAGTACCGATGATTTGATGGTAGATGATTCTATTGTCGCTACTGTTTCTGGCTCAACATTTTCTGGAGTAGTAAATTTTAACAGTGGACTTTCTGGTTCCCTGACTACTTTGGCTGACGGAACTCCGTATCTTATCGGAAGCCCTAATATCCAGTTGACAACAGGGTCTAACGGCGCTATAACATTTACAGCCACTGCAGCCGGTGGACTTGATATTGGTACGATTACCGGTGTTACTGCCGGAACAGGCTTATCTGGAGGTGGAACCGATGGTACCGTAACACTAAACATTGACCATTCAGAATTTTCTGTCTTAAATACGACAGCTGCCGATGATGACTATGTTCTTGTTGTAGACATTACAGATAGTACGTTAAAGAAAGTTCTAGTTAGTAATTTACCTGGAGATATTCAAGGCATTACTGCCGGAACAGGCTTATCTGGCGGCGGAACTTCTGGAACTGTAACGCTAAACGTAGATCTTTCTAGTTTATCATCCGCGACGCCATCTCCAGGGGCAGATAGTTTCATTATGGCAGATGCCGATGATTCTGACGCAACTAAAAAAGGTTCTATGTCAGATTTTGTTGCCGCAACAGCTGGAAACGGGCTAACTGCAACAAATGGCGTACTTGCAGTTAACGATGCTATCGTTGCCACTATTTCAGGCTCAGTATTTTCCGGTCATGTTGGCGTTACTGGGTCGATTGAAGCTACGAGTTATGTATCTGGTTCTTTATTCAAGGCACCGGCACTTTCGGGGTCACTTACAAGACTCCACGACGGAAGCTCTTATCTTGTTGCCGGCACAGGTATTTCTATCGCGACAGGATCATCAGGGCAAGTCACTATTACTGGAAACGTAGGTGACATCACTGGTGTTACTGCCGGAACAGGCTTATCTGGCGGCGGATCGTCAGGCGATGTTACGTTAACGATTGATAATTCAGTACTTGCAACACTGTCAGGCTCTCAGTTTTCCGGTAATGTCGGCATAACAGGCTCATTAGGTATTACGGGTGGCCTCTCTGGCTCGCTTACTCATCTTAGTGATGGTTCTAGTTACCTTGTAGCTGGAAGCAACGTAACGTTAGTTACGGGGTCTTCGGGGGCTGTAACTATTTCTGCATCTGCATCTGATACAACTTACAGCGCAGGAACTGGCTTAAGTTTAAGTGGTACAGAATTTTCCGTTGATAATACCGTAACGGCAACACTCACCGGTTCAACATTTTCTGGTACAATAACAGCTCCGGCGTTATCCGGCTCCTTAACACAGCTTTCGGATGGCTCAAGTTATCTTGTTGCTGGCACTAATGTCACTATTGCAACAGGTTCTTCAGGCGCAGTAACGATTACCGCCGCGGATACGGATACAACTTATACATCCTCAGATTTTACTCATGATGACTTAGCCGGATTCGTGGCCAATGAACATATCGATTGGACAGCATCATCTGCTGGAACCATTCATGCAACCAATTATACAAATACCACGTATTCTGTCGGCGATGGCGGGCTAACTCAAAATAATTTTACGAACGATTTAAAATCTAAGCTAGATGGTATTGCTGCTGGTGCATCGGTCTTGGCAGTAACGTCTGGCTCGACTTCGGTACCAGATGTTTCTGCAATTAATTTTGATAACTTTGGATTAGTCCAGGATTTGGGCTCAAACCAGATTGCTATTACGGGTTCTATTGGCCCTGCAGAAGATGGCTCGTACTCAGCCGGTTTGTTCTCGGACTTTACTCCGAATACAACTGTGGGGACTGCTATCGACAGATTTAATGAAGTATTGAAAGGTTTAGCACCAGCCGCTGCACCGAGTTTAGATGATGCAACATGTGTCGATTCTGGGGTATCGGCAAAACTATCATTCGGGTCTTCGCAGTCTATTTCGGGCTATACAAATGCCGTCCCATCTGGCCTGACACCGACAGATAATTTATCAGACATAAATATAAATGGGACTTACAGCTCCGGAGTAACTAGTAATGATGTAAGGCGAGCTTGTTTTGCTGGTGCAACAGTTATAAATGGTACACTTAACGATGATATATCTGCAGACGGAGTCAATTATGCCGCGGATTCATTTGGAAATGGCGATCAGGGTACGCTGAAATTATATGTCAACGATAACTCTACAGAGATTCATTCAGTAAACTTAGGCTCATTCGGTTCAGGAAATTCCTTAAATAGCGACGGCTCTGGTTTTAATCTTTCTGCAGCAACTGTTGGGCATTTTTCAGATAGCAGTAATTTTGATACATTTCAACATCGGCAAGGAACGTATATTATTACTGCTGCGAGCCAAAGGAATGGCTGGAACTATGCTAGAGTAACCCATACAGTTGGTAGCTCGACTACAACCACGAACTATATCGAGTGGGTAAACGATTCAGACAATAATGCACTAGCTGCTGCTGGTTCTGCAATGGATACTCTGTCAATGACCGGTACAAAAAATCTCTCCGGGGTTAAGTACAATACCGGCGGAACCGCCCAATATCGAATCCGTATTACAAATGCTTATCGAAATGTATATTCTACTTCAAACATTACGTTTTCAGAAACCAACTGTTCTATTCCAAACCAGGCCTTTCCATCCATAAATCATGCTGGAGGAGAGGATGAAACAAAGGTTCTTCACCTTACGGGTTCGGTTACAATTACAGGAGATCCGATCTTGAACGGTTCAATTTCTGCCAACACTACTGTTCCTCATCCGCTTAAATCAAGTCTTTCAAACGTTGGATCTCAGAGTATCAGTGGAATTCTTTTGTATGACCTATCGGATACATCATCTATTACATCAGAATCATTTAGGGGCGAGTCTTATAGGCTTGTTTCTGGTAGTTATGCGAATCAAGCCGCTGTTAGCGCCGGCGGGAATGCTTGGGATTCTACAACGAGTCTAACTACAGTCGACGGGTTGCTATATTATAATTCGCGCCTATACGCACCCGCACAAGGGGGAGTGAGTGGAGACTTTAGGAATTCTTCTGATGGTGGCTCAATTTCGAATGGGCCATCGAGTAACGTAAACTATAGCGGGTTAACATCGGGTACAAGAACTTTTTATAGGAAGTTCCAAAATAATTCTGGTGGATCAAAAACAAACTTTGATTTAACAATCAATGGTTCCGGAACAATCGTTTCTCACGGAACTGCTTTTTCCTCATCTAGGATAAAAGTTTTTGTTAAGCTACCAGAAACATCTAGCTCTTTTGCAACAGGGTGGATGGATCTAGCCACGGCATTTGCAACTGGCCAAGTATCTGATGGTGATGGATGTTTGGCAGGTTCATTAGATTCCAGCCTAAATGCAACTAATGAAATAACGTTTGGAACGCAGTCAATTGGGGACGATGAATGGGTGGTCGTAATAATTAAAACTGATGCTAGTTTTAGCGGGTATATTTCTTCCATGAGCGTAAGTTGGAGTTAACAGTTAATGTCTTATGATTCAAAAACAGAAAGGCTTATCTCGATCAAGAAGTTGGCAGGAAAGGCCCATACTTCAAACGACAAGGGTTTATCTAATGAGGCTTTACCTTCTGGCATTACGATTACATCGGAAACTGTCTTTGGGGAATCGATTACGGGTTCACCATCTAGTACCGCCCTGTATACGATTACCGGGAAGGTAGAATACGTAAGGTTTCCGGTTACGTTTATTGCGGGCAGCGATACATCAAGCGGCCGCCACGGATTTGAGCTAAAGTTACCTGCTGATTATGAATCTGCTTCTTCTAATCCAAACGCAGGAACATACCCATTTCAAAATAATCAAAGCATTCAGATAACCTCTGGAAGTTTACAGCTTGTCCCAACATCTTTTTCAACCTCCTACGAAGCTAAACCATACTATGGCGGAAACACAACAAAAGGTTCTGGGACACAAATACCTGTTCTCGATGCTCGAGATTGGTATATGGATTATTTCAATGGCATCTTTTTTCAGCAAGATCCGCCAGGAACAGGAGATCATGCTAACAATCCAGACTATATTGAAGCCTATCTTTACATTGGCGATTTTTTATCGACCGTTGTTGCTAATGTTGATACAGACACAACCTATACGGCCGGTGACGGACTAGATCTTTCTTCTACAACGTTTGCCTTAGATCTTAAATCTGGCTCTGGCTTGGTAATTGATTCGACAGAATTAGGGATTGACGATTCTATTTTGGCAACAATTTCGGGTTCGGTATTTTCAGGGCATGTTGGTGTTACTGGCTCGATTCATTCTACAGCAGAATTGAGTGGTTCATTAGTGAAAGCACCGGCGCTATCTGGATCATTAACCCACTTAGAAGACGGCTCAAGTTATCTTGTTGCTGGTACTAATGTTACTATAGCTACCGGATCTTCCGGCGCGATTACTATCTCTTCTGCCGATACGAATACTGATACAACCTATACAGCTGGCACAGGGCTAGATTTGACAGGTACGCAATTTAGTGTAGACTCTAGCGTATTCGCCCTCCGGTCGGGAACTACCTTTACTGGAGATGTAGAGTTTACACAAGATGTAACAATTTCCGGAACTTTAAATGTATACGAAGTAAAAAGTACACTAGTTTCGTCTAGTATCATTTTCAAAAGTGGTTCTACTAAGTTTGGTAATTCATCAGATGATTTACATCAGTTTACTGGGTCTGCATCGTTCCTTAGCGGCCTATCTGGTTCCTTAACGCACCTCCCAGACGGAAGCTCTTACCTTGTTGCCGGCTCAAATGTTCAGATCGCAACAGGTTCTTCGGGCGCAATTACTATTTCCTCGACAGATACGAACACAACATACTCGAGCTCAGATTTTACTCATGACGATCTTGCAGGTTTCGTGGCTAACGAACACATCGATTGGACAGCATCATCTGCCGGAACAATTCACGCAACTAATTACACAAATACTACATATTCTGTTGGTGACGGAGGGTTGACCCAGAATAATTTTACAAATGATCTAAAATCTAAACTAGACGGGATTGCTGCTGGTGCAACGGCCACTGTTGATCTAACTGTTTCTGGTGCGGGGACAGTTCATGCAGATAACTACACTGATACAGATACGACATATACTGCAGGAACCGGCCTAGAGTTATCTAGTACTGAATTTTCTGTTAATGATTCAGTTGTCGCTACTCTTTCTGGTTCGGTATTCTCCGGCCACATTGGTGTCACAGGCTCAATTCACTCTACTGCAGAAGTTAGCGGCTCCTTGTTAAAGGCTTCTGCGCTTTCAGGCTCCTTAACACACCTTACAGATGGCTCTTCTTACCTCATTGCCGGTACTAACGTCCAGATTACTACGGGATCGTCGGGTGCAATAACGGTTTCTTCGACAGATACCAATACAACATACGCCTCTTCAGATTTTACTCACGATGACCTGACTGGTTTTGTTGCAAACGAACATATAGATTGGACGCAAGCCTCTGCAGGCACAATCCATACATCTAACTACACTGATACAAATACCACGTATACGGCCGGCGACGGTTTAGACCTGGGAGGTACAGAATTTTCTTTAGATCTGAAGTCTGGATCAGGTCTTACCATAGATTCTACCGAACTATCTATAGACAATTCTATCCTAGCAACTCTCTCCGGCTCAGTATTCTCCGGCCACGTTGGCGTTACTGGTTCTATCCATTCCACGGCAGAAGTTAGTGGCTCAATTTTAAAGGCGCCTGTTTTATCTGGTTCTTTAACCCAGCTAGAAGATGGTACATCTTATTTGATAGCAGGTACCAATGTTCAGATTGTTACCGGCTCTACTGGCGCGATTACAGTTTCATCGACCGATACAAATACCACATATTCGTCTTCTGATTTCGACCATGATCAGTTAACGAACTTTGTGGCCAACGAACACATCGATTGGACAGCATCATCTGCTGGAACCATTCATGCAACCAATTATACTAATACAACATATACCGCCGGCGACGGCTTAGACTTAAGCGGAACAGAATTTGGGCTAGATTTAAAATCTGGGTCCGGTCTTATCATAACCTCTACAGAGTTAGGCATTGACGATGCGATTATAGCAACGTTATCAGGGTCAGTATTTTCAGGACATGTCGGTGTTACCGGTTCAATCCATGCTACGGCCGAGATTAGTGGTTCTATTCTTAAATCACCAGCTATTTCCGGTTCGTTAACTCATCTAGAGGATGGTAGTTCTTATCTTCTTGCTGGTTCAAACGTTACTATCGCGACAGGATCTTCTGGTGCTATTACTATTTCTGCGGCAGCAGATCAAAATGTGTTCAGTACAATTTCAGTCTCAGGCCAAGATAATGTTGTCGCGGACGCAAGTACCGATACTCTGACTTTGGCAGCCGGATCTAACGTTACGATAACAACCAACGCTGCATCGGATACTATTACAATTGCTTCTACTGACACGAATACAACATATTCAAGCTCAGATTTTACCCATGATGACCTAACTGGATTTGTAGCTAATGAACACATCGATTGGGCATCTGCTTCTGCGGGTACTATCCACGCCACAAATTACACGAATACGACATATTCGGTAGGAGATGGAGGCTTAACTCAAAATAATTTTACGAACGATTTAAAATCTAAGCTAGACGGTATTGCTGCAAGTGCTACAGCTACCGTAGACCTGACCGTTTCGGGTGCTGGAACAGTTCACGCAGATAACTACACCGATACCAATACAACTTATACGGCAGGATCTGGTCTTGATCTCTCTGGGACAGCATTTAGTGTTGATTCTAGCGTTGTTGCTTTAAGAACAGGAACAACATTCACTGGCGATGTTGTTGTATCTGGAACGCTAACGGCAACAGAAATAAAGACAACATTCGTTTCTTCGAGTATTATTTACGAAAGCGGCTCAACCAAATTTGGGGATTCGTCTGGAGATGTCCATCAATTTACTGGGTCTGCACAATTTAAAAACGGTTTATCTGGCTCATTAACTCATCTACCTGACGGATCTTCTTATCTAGTAGCCGGATCAAATGTTACTATTGCAACAGGATCAGCAGGGGCAATAACAATTTCTGCACAGATCGATGCTGGCGAAGGCGATATCACTGCGGTTACTGCTGGAACCGGTTTGTCTGGAGGCGCAACATCTGGTGCTGCAACTTTGGCAATTGACAATGCGATCGTCGCGACGCTGACGGGTTCGATATTCTCCGGCCATGTTGGTGTAACTGGTTCAGTACATTCTACAGCAGAACTTAGCGGGTCATTAATTAAGGCGCCTGCTTTATCAGGGTCACTAACCCATCTCGAAGACGGTAGTTCATACATGGTTGCCGGCTCGAATATAACCATCGCGACTGGCTCTTCTGGGGCTGTGACGATTTCGTCGACAGACACAAACACGACATACACAAACACAGATTTCGACCATGATCAGTTAACGAACTTCGTAGCCAACGAACATATCGACTGGACTCAGTCTGGTGCTGGAACGATTCATGCAACAAATTATACGAATACCAATACGACTTATACGGCGGGGGACGGGTTAGACTTAGGCGGAACAGAATTTTCGTTAGACCTTAAGTCTGGATCAGGCCTTACAATAACGGCAACAGAGTTGGGGATAGACGATTCTATCCTAGCAACTCTTTCTGGCTCAGTATTTTCCGGTCACGTCGGCGTTACTGGCTCGATTCATTCTACAGCAGAAGTTAGTGGTTCAATTCTTCGGGCACCGGTTTTATCAGGGTCACTAACCCATCTCGAAGATGGATCTTCTTATCTAGTAGCCGGATCAAATGTTACAATAGTCTCAGGTTCATCAGGTGCCGTTACTATTTCTGCTACCGCAGCCGCAGATGTATTTAAGACAATTTCAGTAGCCGGTCAAGATAATGTTGTCGCAGATGCCACCACGGACACTTTGACCTTAGCTGCAGGCCCCAATGTAACTATTACGACTAACGCTGCCTCTGACACAATTACTATTGCGTCTGCAGACACTAATACAACTTACTCATCTTCTGATTTTGACCATGATCAATTAACGAACTTCGTGGCCAACGAACACATTGATTGGACTCAGGCTTCTGCCGGAACTATACATTCTAGCAACTATACAGATACAAATACCACGTATACCGCAGGGGACGGACTAGGTCTTTCTAGTACTACCTTCAGTTTAGATTTAAAATCCAATGCTGGCTTAAAGATTGATTCCGCTGAATTAGCAATTGATAATACGGTTGTTGCTACTCTTTCAGGCTCAGATTTTTCTGGAACCGTAAAGGCGCCAGCGCTTAGTGGTTCGTTAACGAAACTTGAAGATGGCTCTTCTTATCTCATTGCAGGATCGAATGTAACGATAACAACAGGTTCTAGTGGGGCCGTAACTATAACAGCCGCTGGTGATATAGGTGGTTCTGGGGCTGCAAACGGTATTGCTACTTGGTCAGGGGCAAACACCTTAACATCAGATACCGATTTCACTTGGAACGGCTCTCTCTTAAACGTTCAGGGTGATGCAAACCTAAATGGAACAGTAGTAATAAACCAGAGTGGAGCTGATAAAGATTTTAGAGTAGAGTCGAACAATAAAAGCAATGCTTTCGAAGTTGATGGTACCTTAGACATGGTACTTATCCATTCCGGAGATCTCTCAGATCCATCCGGTTATGGCTCATCCCCGGCTGATCCTGATCCAAAATCTTTTACAGATACAAATTTCTTTGTGTCTGGCTCTATAGGCTCTCGGGGCTCTACTACAAAAGGCACTTCTGTTTTTGGAGGGGACATAGTTGCCTCTGGTTCACTTGTAGTTCATGCAGGGATTTCTGGTTCATTAACCCAACTAGAAGACGGTAGTTCATATCTTATTGCAGGAACAAACGTACAGATTGCTACTGGCTCATCAGGCGCAGTTACTATTTCATCAACGGACACAAATACGACGTATACATCTTCAGACTTTACACATGACGATTTGACAGGCTTCGTAGCCAATGAACATATCGACTGGACTCAGTCTGGCGCTGGAACGATTCATGCAACGAATTATACAGATACAAATACTACATACACTGCTGGAACCGGTTTAGATCTTTCTGGAACAGAATTTTCTCTGGATCTCCATGCGAACTCCGGTTTAGTTATTGATTCCACCGAATTGTCGATTGATGATTCTGTGATTGCCACCCTGTCAGGCTCTGTCTTTTCAGGCCACGTTGGTGTAACCGGCTCAATTCATTCCACGTCGACCGTTAGTGGTTCACTTTTAAAGGCTCCCGCATTGACAGGGTCGTTAACCCGCCTTGAAGATGGAACTTCGTATTTGATAGCTGGAAACAATATTCAAGTATCGACAGGTTCAACGGGTGCGATAACAATTTCATCTACGGACACAAATACTCAGCTTACGCAAGAACAGGTAGAAGATTTTGCTGGGAGTTTATTAGCCTCAAGCGGAACTAAAACTGGGATTGCGGTTACGTATGATGACGCAAATGGAGAGATTGACCTTGTTGTATCAGATCTAAATGTTGCTGGAGATTCTGGTTCAACTGGAATGACACCAGGGGATACCTTGACGGTTACTGGCGGCGCCAATGTTACAACGGCAATGTCAGGTGATACCTTAACGATTAGTGCAACAGATACGACTTATAGCTCATCAGATTTTGATCACGATCAGCTTACTAATTTTGTAGCTAACGAACATATTGACTGGACCCAGGCCTCTGCAGGCACAATCCATGCATCTAACTATACTGACAATAATACGACATACACGGCTGGTACGGGCCTCGACTTATCTGGAACAACGTTTAGCGTTGATGGAGGGGTCGTTGCATTAAGGACAGGTACAACATTTACGGGCGACGTTATTGTATCTGGAACTTTGACTGCTGTTGAAATGAAAACCTTGGTAGTATCTTCTAGTATACTATACAAGAGCGGCTCAACTAAATTTGGCGATTCTGACGATGATCATCACCATTTCACGGGTTCGGCGCACTTTGTTACTGGGCTCTCTGGATCTTTAACGCATCTTGAAGACGGAAGCTCGTATCTAGTTGGGGGAACTAATGTACAGATTGTAACTGGTTCTTCGGGAGCCATCACAATATCATCTACAGATACAAACACAACTTATTCCTCTTCGGACTTTACCCATGATGATCTAACTGGATTTGTAGCCAATGAACACATTGATTGGACTCAGTCTGGCGCCGGCACAATTCATTCGTCCAACTATACAGATACAAATACCACATACACTGCTGGAACCGGTTTAGATCTTTCCGGAACTGAATTTTCTCTTGACCTTAAGTCAGGCTCCGGTTTAGTTATTGATTCGACAGAGCTTTCTATAGACGACTCTAAGATAGCTACGATTTCGGGTTCTGTGTTTTCCGGCCATGTCGGAGTAACCGGATCGATTCATTCGACAGCTGAGATCAGTGGGTCGCTTCTGATGGCCCCAGCCCTATCTGGTTCGCTAACTAAGCTCGAAGACGGTAGTTCATACATAGTTGCCGGAACTAACGTTCAAGTCGTGACTGGCTCATCCGGTGCGATTACAATTTCGTCGACAGACACAAACACGACATACACAGACACAGATTTTGACCATGACCAATTAACAAACTTCGTGGCCAATGAACACATTGATTGGACTCAGGCTTCTGCTGGTACAATCCATGCAACAAATTATACTGATACCAATACTACGTACACTGCTGGTAATGGATTAGATCTTGCAGGTACAGAGTTCTCTTTAGATCTTAAATCGGGAACAGGCCTGGTTATCGATTCAACAGAACTTTCTATCGATGATTCTGTCTTAGCGACCCTTAGCGGATCGGTATTCTCTGGCCACGTCGGAGTAACTGGATCAATTCATTCAACAACTGTAGTCAGCAGCTCAATTCTAAGAGCCCCTGTCTTGTCTGGGTCATTAACTCATCTTGAGGATGGCAGTTCATACATTGTTGCGGGCAACAACGTTCAGGTAGCCACTGGTTCATCCGGTGCGATTACGATATCGTCTACAGATACAAACACGACCTATGTCTCTTCCGACTTCAACCATGACGACTTGACCGGATTCGTCTCGGCCGAACACATTGACTGGACTGCGAACCAAAACCCGTTTGTTATTCATGCCGCCAATTACTCAGATACCAATACAACATATACGGCCGGCGATGGTCTAGACCTTTCCGGAACAACATTCAGCGCCGATTTGAAATCAGCCGGCGGATTAAAGATTGATTCAACCGAACTCATGGTTGATAATTCTATTGTAGCTACACTAACTGGCTCAGAATTCTCCGGCAATGTCGGCATTGCTGGTACGCTGAAAGTAGATGGCGATGTAACATTTAACGATTCAGGGGCAGGTAAAGATTTCCGTATTGAAACTGCTAATGAAGATGAAGCATTTTTTATAGACGGATCTGCAGATACTATTTACATTAACAAAGGTAAATCACCTGTAACCACAGTAATAAAGAATACAAACGAAGAAGCAATTAGGGTTGGTGCAGCAGGTATCATATTCAATGAATACGGTCATGCCTCCATGGATCTTCGAGTAGAAAGTGATAGTAATACACACATGCTCTTTGTTGATGCTGGAAACAATAAGGTAGGCATCGGAACAGATACTCCAGAAACAACACTTCATGTTCAAAACGGTTCTGCTGGTACTATTTCAGCAGTCGACAACGCCGTTTTGATTTTAGAATCTAACGAAAAGCCTAGACTACAATTCCAATCGCCTGGTGCCTACGGTGGTACCATCGTATTTGGTTCTCCGACCGATAATGACGAAGGCCAAATCGACTACGATCATGGTTCAGATAGATTTCTGTTTAAAACTGGCGGAAACACCAAGATGACGATTTTGGGTGACAATGTTGGTATCGGAACGACTAGTCCTTCTACCAAACTAGAGGTCGTAGGCACTATAAAAGGTTCAGCTTTCACTGGTTCACTAACTCATCTATCGGATGGAAGTTCTTACCTCATCGCAGGATCAAATACTCAGATTACAACAGGTTCTAGCGGCGCGATTACGGTTTCATCTACGGATACAAACACCCAACTTACGCAAGAGCAGGTAGAAGATTTTGCTGGAGCAATGGTCGCAACTAGTGGTACTAAAACTGGGATAACTGTAACATACCAGGACAGTACAGGCGATATGGATTTTGTGGTGTCAGATCTAAATGTTTCTGGAGATTCTGGAACGACAGGCATGACGCCTGGAGATACGTTGACTATAGCAGGCGGCACCAACGTTTCGACAGCGATGTCTGGAGATACATTAACGATCACCGCGACCGATACCAATACAACATATTCTGCCGGTTCGGGTTTAGATTTATCGGGAACGACATTTAGTGTAGACGCAGGCGCCGTTGCTATGCGGTCTGGTACAACGTTTACTGGTGATGTTGTTGTATCTGGAACTTTAACGGCCGTTGAATTTAAGTCTGTATTGGTTTCTTCTAGCATAGTATATAAGAGCGGCTCAACGAAATTCGGTGATTCGGTAGATGATACTCATTACTTTACCGGCTCAGCACATTTTATTAACGGGTTATCGGGATCACTTACCCACCTCGAGGATGGATCTTCTTATCTCGTAGCAGGATCTAACGTCCAGATTGCGACAGGCTCTTCTGGTGCAATTACAATTTCTTCGACAGACACAAACACAACCTATACTTCATCAGACTTTACTCATGATGACTTAACTGGGTTCGTTGCAAACGAACACATAGACTGGACCCAGGCTTCTGCGGGTACGATCCATTCAACAAACTATACTGATACTAACACAACCTATACAGCCGGTAACGGATTAGATTTAGGCGGAACAGAATTCTCCTTAGATCTTAAATCTGGCTCCGGTCTTATTATTGATTCGACGGAGCTTTCGGTTGATGATTCTATTTTGGCAACGTTGTCAGGCTCAGTATTTTCTGGACACGTTGGAGTAACTGGTTCAATTCATTCAACAACGACAATCAGTGGTTCAACGCTTAGGGCGCCTGTAATTTCTGGCTCCTTAACCCACCTAGAAGATGGCAGCTCGTATCTTATCGCAGGATCTAACATCCAGATTGCAACAGGTTCAACTGGCGCCGTAACTATCTCAGCCTCTGGCGGCGGAAGTATTACGACCCAGCAAGCAGGCGGTTCTTCGTACAATAATTCTTCTACTTTGATTTTTTCGTCAAGTACTGTAGCAGATAATGGCGGCGGTTCAATTACGGTAACGCCGGTCATCGGCCCGGCAGATGATGGCGACTACTCCACCGGCCTTTTCTCGAATTTTAATTACAATACTTTAGTAGGAACAGCCATTGATAAGTTTAATGAAGTCCTTAGGTCATTAGCGCCAGACCCTGCTCCTGATTTAGATGATATGGATTGCAACAACTCTGCTGGAACCACTGCGTTCTTATCTTTTGGATCTAGCAACGATCAATCCTCTGGATCTCCGGCTTATGCGTCAAGTGGAACTGCTGCCGGGTTTAGTGCAGTTGACGTTAATGGCTCTTACGCGGCTGCCACATCTGGCAATAACATCAAAAAGGGAATTTATGATGGCACAGAGACTATTACTGGTGATTTAAACGAAGATATAGCCCGGCATCAGCACAATACTGGCGTTACAAACTATGTCGCGAATGCTTTTGGTAATGCTGACGAAGGTACCCTAAAGCTTTACGTCAATGGCTCGCTAAAACATAGCATAGTCCTTACCGGTTCCCTTGCCGGATCTGGTGTACCTGGATCAGGAACAGCACAGCAGCTAAATGCCAACAGTTCTGGGTTTACTCACCTATCTCAGACTGGTAGCGCGGTTCAATCGAATAACGTGGCATTTCTTCCCTTTCAGCACCGTACTGGTCGATTCAAAGTTCATCCTGACGATCAAAGGAATGGCTTTAATTATGCACAAGTCGTTCACACGATTGCTTCTGGAGATATTACAACAAACTATGTCGAATGGGTGAACGATCCAGACTCAAATGCTTTAGCGGCTGCGGGTAATGCAATCACGGATATCGCACTTACGGGTGAAATACAAATCTCTGGTGTAAGATATGCAACAGATGCTACTGCAAACTATAAAGTTCGAGTATCTAATGCCTACAAATATGTTTATGATAATAATGCCATCACTTTTACGGTTTCAAACTGTGCCGTTTCTAATCAGGCTAAGCCGACAATTAATACAGGCGCTGGAGAAACCCATGATAAAGTACTTCATCTAACTGGTGCAATGGATATTTCTCTTTCCGGACAATTCGGGGGCTCTTGTTCTGCATCTGTCAACGTAACTCACCCAATGAAAAGTAATCTTTCATCTGGTGGTTCTACAACAGCGTCTGGGTTTTTGATTTGGAACGTTTCTAATAATTCAACAGATCAATTTGAGTCCTTTCGAATGGAAAACAAGAGGCTCACTAGCGGATCTTATAACGCGATGTCTGATATAACGGGTGGTTCTTACGCTTGGGACAATACTTTACATCTATCTGGCGCTGCAGATCAGACAGACGGCTTAATTTTCTACAATGACCGTCTTTATTCAGCAACAAACACCTTAAATTCAGGAGACTTTAGGAATACTGCAGATGGAGGATCCCTTGCAAATGGATATTTGTCTAACCCAAACTATTCTGGCTTGAATTCCGGAACAAAGACCTTCTTCCGTGCATTTAAAAACGAAACAGGCAATTCAGTTAGGGACTTTGACCTAACAATCCATGGATCTGGTACCACAATCGTAAATGCAGCTACCGCACTGAATTCAGGGCGCATTAGAGTGTTTGGAAAAATACCTGGAACTACAGGCTGGATGG